AGCCACATCGGAGGCTCTGGTGATGACGGTGAGTTGATCGGTGGTAGCACCGCGTATCTGGGCATGGAGGGCGGGAGCGATACCGCTATCTTGGGGGAGAACATCGAGTCGTTTCCAGGCATCCGCAGCCACCTGGCGATATTGTTCGACAGCATCGAGGGCAATAGTGGCAAAGGTATCAGCGGCTTGCGTGCGGAGGAGGTCTTTGGCGCGTTTGACATCTTTCCAGGAGGTATGGCGGGACACGCCCATCTGCTCACCAATATCACGATAGGTAGTGCCGTGGAGCCAGAGCACATAGGATTTCTCGATCCGCAGGAGGGTTTCCGCGTTCTCTTGCCACGGGATAGCCTTCATGGTTCTGAGTCTACCAGAAAAAATAGTAGAACAACAGGAGCCAACCGAGGGCACTTGTGAGAGTGGATAAGGAGCCGAGGTGTATCTCGGCTCCTTCATGCGCCGCTGTGGAGGCAGGCGACGCTCAGTACGTAGTTAGGAGGGGGCCGATAGAGAGTGTAGCAAAGCGGCTGAGGTCCAGCGTCAGATGCCTGGCGTGGTAAACCCACACATAGTGATCGCCGAGCACCTGCACCGTGGGCCAGCCGCCCGGCCGCGCCTCACCCGCCATGACTTGTCTCTGTTGTGGCTTGTCGCACAGCCTTAGCCACAACACACGCCATAAGAAACGGCACTCCATTACCAATAACTCGCCGCTTGCCATATGCTGTGAATGGCATCTCGTCGGTGAAGGTTTCTGGCAAGCCCTGCAACTCGCACATCCTCTGGATGCTCAAGTGATCCGACGGATGCCGAGCATTGGCCACCTTTTGCCCATGCCCAGCCGTAACAGCCTGGCAGCTACTGTGATGCTCAAACACCGCAACCTCGGGGCACAATCCCACCCCATCCACTGAGCCAAAGCTGATCCGACGCTTGCGTTTCTGCTCCCCACCCAGCCAGCGGTTGTCCAAGATCAAGTCTTGCACTTGGTACCCCACCACCAGCGGCATGGGTGCCTCCAAGACATTCTCCATTAAGAACCAGGCAGGAGTAGCCTCGCCCACTACCCGCGCAAACTGGGTGATGAGACCCTTCGTCTTCTTGCCAGCCGCTGGTTGGAAGTGACGCAGGGCTGAGAACTCTTGACACGGTGGCCCACCAATCACACCTGCGAATACGCCGCTGGGTGGGTGGAAGGCCCGAATGTCCCCGCCCCAGAGTACATCAGGACCACGCACGACGCAGTAGCCTTCTTGCTCAAAGCCCATCCCCAGAATGTCTATGCCAGGGAAGATCGAGAGCACGAGGTTGCTACTCACCATGAGCCTTCAATTTCCGCGGGGACCGAGGCATGGCTGGCCCAGCCCCCTTGATAGGGAGGTGCCCTGAATAACTCTATCATAATATGGTGTGGGGTGCATCGGTGTGGTATATTACGAATGTACACCAATGGTGTACAAAATAAAAGGGGAGCCGGAGCATGTCCGGCCCCCCCCCCCCGAAAGAAGATTGCCTATGAAGACTATCACAGTTCAGGCCACCAGTCAACTATGGGATGTGGAGGCAGCAACGGTAGACGAGTGTATCGTGAGAGTGCAGGAGAGGATGCAAGCGTTCATTGAGTGCGGACAGGCGCTGCGGGCATTGCGGGACCGCAAGCTCTATAAGGAGAAGGGGTATTCCACGTTTGAGGAGCTGTGTGAGAAGGAGTTTGGCTTTGGGCGTCAGCGTGGCGTACAGCTGATGGAAGCAGCGGCCTATGCGCTGTCTCTCCCTGAGGCTGAACGCCCCAAGACGGAACGCGCAGCTCGGACCATACTGCACCCGCCCAAGCCCAAGAAAGAGCCAACTGGACCGCTTGCCCATGCCGCTGATCCGTTTGTTCCCATCGCTGAGGAGGAAGACCTCACCAACAAGTATCTCGTTCGGTTTGACCGTGCAACGTGGCTGCGGGTAGATGAGATGCTGCATGGCGATGTGGTTAGCAATATCCAGTACATTGTCAAGCGCCACCTGGACATGCTCACGCGCAACCAGGCGTTCACCCAGCGGGAGGTATACTCAGTCAGCAAAGAGAAGCAATCAGGAAGGAAACGATAGCTGAAATATGTGGCTTGTAACGGTGCCGCGGCCTGTCTTGACAGACGTGTGTCCTGCGTATACACTAAGGATGATGATGAAGCCAGTAATGGTGCGTATGCCACAAGAACTCTATGCCGCTATCCGAGTTGTTGCTGCGAAAGCTGGCCTGAGTATGGCAGTCTGGATCAGGCAGGTGCTTCGTGAAGAGATCGAAGAAGGGAAGCGATGAGCAAGGACAAGTCCGAGAGCTGGCTCTTTACTGGAACGCTCACAATCGAGAAGTGGCTGGAGGAATACGATCCCGATGAACAGGTCTGGGATTGCCACCTTGATGGCGAACCCCTGGGGATGCTGCTTGAGCGTACAGGGCTGGCTAGTGAGAAGGTGGAGATTATAGTTCGGAAACGAGGTAGGGAGTGAAGGTTGCGCTTGGTCCGCTTGGTGCCGAACCGGGTGTGGACTGGCCTGTGTACGATAGTGACCAGATCGAGGGGTACGAGATTACCCCATTTGCTGCACCAGGGGGCCAGGATGCCGATATACTCATTTGGTGGTCCCCTGAGTACCATCCCCATGTGCTGGCTAAGACCCACTTCAATGTCGCGGTTCTGGGTGACTGGCATGTAAATATCCCCAACCTGGCCAGCTTTGACCTGATTTGTGCGGATTGGCACGGTATTCAGAAGCTCCGGACTATGAATTACCCCGATAGCAAGCTGCTTTGGTGGCGCATGTTCTCGTTTGACCCTCGTATCCACGTCCAGCCCAAGGAGAGCCACCGCACCATTGATATAGCCTTCTGTGGCCGCCCCCAACCCGGACGCGACAAAACGCTGGAGCAGCTCCAGGAACTTGCCACCAGTCGAGGCTGGACCACGCATATCCAGACTATTCCCTACAAGCGTGGTGAGGAAGTTGATATCTACCAGCGTGCCAGGGTGGTCTTCAACCAGTCCATCCGTGGCGAGCTAAACATGCGTCTGTATGAGAGTATGGCCTGTGGCGCGGTGGCCCTGATTGAGCAGGATAACGCTGAGGTCTATCGCACGGACTGTCTGGCCATCCCCTGGGCAGCAGAAAGCCTCGAACCATTGCTTGCTCGGCTCCTAGATGCGGATGATTGGCGCCAGCGAGTGCAAGCGCAGCAATGGGCCTGGGTGCAACGCAATAGGCCCGTGGACCACCTCCGGTGGCTGCTGGCCCAGATCAAGGAGCAAATGAATGGAGGACACGGACCGCATACGAGCCTTGGAGCAGCGGATACAAGCCCTGGAGACACAGAAGGAAAACCATCGGCTCTGTATCATCCAGACGGCCAAGACACTCCAGGAGCTGGTCATGGTGGTGAACGAGTTTCTGCCCTCAAACGATATCAAGGTGAGCCGGAACTGAAAAATGAGAAAGAAGAAACGGAAACTCTCCGTCCGCCAGTTCCAGTTGCGTTGGCGAGTCGAGCTCCTGGACTCACTAAGGGACCAGTACATCCATTGCTTGGGCGAGCGCCTAGTAAAGATGGAAGTGCAAGTCCAGAGCTTAATGAACAGCGCCGCGAAGTAGCTGCCCTAGTCCCAGCCACAGCCGAGACGATCCTTGACCTGGGCTGTGGTAAGGGTGGGCTGGGCTGGTGGCTCAAGGAGCAGCGCCCCAGTCGCTATATCGTTGGTGTGGATGAAGCTGAGGCTGCGGAAGCCTCGAATTGGCTTGATCTGGCCTATGCCCATAACCTGGATGGCTCCTGCCAGGATGCTGCCTGGTGGGTGTATGGCATGTATGACTGTATTGTCCTCGCAGACGTGGTAGAGCACCTCAAATACCCCGATATACTCATAAAGACCATCCGGCCACTGCTCAAGCCCAATGGCTGCATTGTCTTGAGTATCCCGAATGGCCTCTTGAATGTCGCGGTTCTGATGGACCTGATTGTGAATGCCGATTTCCCCTATTATCGCCAAGGGATTGATCCTTGCTACGGCCCGCCCTCAAACCTGCGTGCCTATGACCATATCCGCTGGTTTACTCCCGCTAGTATTGAGCGGCTCTTGCATGATGCGGGGTACAAAGCCGAAGGCGGCTGGCAAACTACGCTAATGGGCGAAACATCTCAGACTATGCAGTTTGCTGACTATATTGTGAAGTTGCGCGAGAGCTATATGCCGCCAGAAGAGGCTGCGGTGTATCGGAACAATGCCTTTGTGCTGCAATATCTCATTCATGCGATGCCAGATTGGAGTATCCCAGGATGAACGTCTCGATTATCATTCCAGCCTATAACCATTTTGTAGAGCGGTATCTGGTAAGAGTGACACAGATATGAAAGTGGCCATATATTGCTGGCACTCGCCCTATATCGCCCTTTTGAGCCATATTCCCGATATTGAACTCTCTGTCCTGCCCACAGGCCATGCCCCACGAGGTTGGAGGGATGATCAGCGCGTGCAACCCGCCAATGTGGAGATTGTCCCGCATATCCCCGTGAAGGCCGAGGTGATGATCCTCCAAAACAAGTGGGATTTGGCTCTATGGGCGGATCAACGTGAGAATTACCGTACCGACCCCAAGCTGGTCTTTCTGGGCCATAATCGGTTCGAGTACGAGGACCAGCCGGACCTGGCCCGTACGCTGAACGATGGGGATGTTGGGCTAGTCTGTATCTCTACCATGAAGGCCCTGGATTGGGAGGCAAACGGGTATACCGACCCCATCTGGGTTATCCCCCCTGGTATTCCCCTGCAAGACGAACCCTGGGTAGGCAATAATGGGATGATCCTTACTGTGGCAAACAATATCCGTCGTCCATTGTTTGCCTTTGATCGCTGGCTCGATATAACTCGTGGTCTGCCTATAGCTCTGGTTGGCGAAGGGAACGAGAATATCCCAGGAGCGGTTGGTCCCGCTCAGAGCTGGGAAGACCTGAAACAGTGGTATCAGGAGAGTGCGGTCTACCTGAACCCTACCACAGGCGCCACGGAAGACATCTATAACCTGTCCCTGCTGGAAGCGCAATCGTTTGGCTGCCCACGCGCCCAGGTAACAGAGAGCGACCCCAGGATGTGGCTGGAGTGGTGCTTGCAAGGCGGTCCCTGGGCACAGTCTGCTAGTGCGGTAGCTCGAAGCGATGTGCAACGCGAGTTTCCAATGGTCCACTTCATCCAGCGGTGGCAGGAGGTGTTGCAAGCGTGAACGCAGTTTGCCTGATTATCCCACCATCGCCATTCCTGGCTGATGAACGGGTGTTTCCATCGCTAGGCATCCTGAAGGTTGCTGCCGTGCTGGATCGGGCTAAAATCCCCGTCTCTGTGCTTGATACCTCAGGCTATGCCAACCCAACCTTGCTGGTCGAACGCTTTGTCACCGACCACCCCGAAGTGTCCTGGTATGGCCTCACAGCCACCACGCCACAGTTTCCTAGCGCCGTGAGCATCCGCAACACAATCAAGGATGTGAACGCGCAAGCCACCATTGCCCTGGGTGGCCCCCATGCCACCATGACCTGTACCGGATGGAAAGAGGATCGCAAACGCAACCGGATTGGCCGGGGCTGGGTGGCGTTTGAGCAGGCACAAGCCCTCTTTGACACGGTTGTCTCAGGCGATGGCGAGGAAGCGGTGTTTCCAGCTCTGGATGGGCAACCACTGGTTGATGCCGACGAGATGCGCTCTGGCCTGTTCCTGAAAACGGGTGAGCTTGAGGACTACCCCCTGCCCATGCGCTCGATGATTGACCTGGAAAGCTATCACTACGAGATTGATGGCCTGCCCGCAACCAGTTTGATTGGGCAACTGGGCTGCCCCTATCTGTGTGCGTTCTGTGGTGGGAGGCAAAGTGCATCATTCCGCTTTATTCGCACTCGAAAGGCTGCTCATGTCGCTGCTGAGGTGGAACACCTGTTCGAGAGCTATGGCTATCGCGGTTTTATGTTCTATGATGATGAACTTAATGTCACGCCAACCGGACTGGAAGACCTATGTGTGGCCCTCCGTGAGGTCCAGGATCGTCTCGGTGTCGAGATGCGGTTCCGAGGCTTCTTGAAGGCTGAACGGTTCAACGAGGCACAAGCCAAAGCCATGTATACGGCTGGGTTTCGCATTGTCCTGAGTGGTGTGGAGAGCGGATCGGACCAGATGTTGACTGTGATCCAGAAACGGACTACGGCAGAGATCAATGCTCGCTGTGTGCGCCTCGCCCATGATGCAGGATTGCAGTTCAAGGCACTCATGTCCCTGGGCCATGCGGGAGAGAGCCAGAAGACCGTCGAGGAGAGCATTGCCTGGGTCTTGAGAGAACAACCCGATGATGTGGATTGGACCGTGATAACGCAGTATCCGGGCAGCCCCTACTTTGACCAGTCCGAGCCACTGGAAGGACAACACGGGAGCTGGGTGTATCGAGCCAAGGGTGGGGAGAAGCTGTATTCCCGCGAACTGGACTATGCCAAGGATGCCGAGTTCTATAAGGGTGTGGCAGGCAGCTACGTGAGCTATGTCTGGACGGACCATCTGTCGGCTGAAGACCTGGTGCGGGTACGCGATGATGCCGAGCGGATCACTCGTCGAGCACTCGGTCTGTCCCCAGTGTTGGCCATCCAAGCCGAGCAAGTGGAGCACTCAATGGGCCAGTTGCCACCAAATGTCCTGAAGGATAGCTGGAAAACATAATGTGGGTGAGTGTGAACAACGTGTACATAAACCTGGAGGCGGTCAACCACGTTCTTGTGCTGGAAGACACCATAACCGTGTACATGCGAGACGGGCAGGGGGTGAAGGAGCTAGTATTCAATAAAGATATGGCTGAGGTACAGGACTTGCTTGATGTACTTAGCGATCTTCACCGAATGGCTATTGAGGCTACATTGCCAGCATGAAAGTGCTCATATTGACCAATACGCATGGCTTGAGCACGGGCGCCCAATACGTCAAGGCATTTCGTGCCATTGACTGCGATGTGGTCACGGTGGGTGCCCCCTTCCAGGATGGGGCCTACTGGCGTGATGCGCTGATGCAGATGCGTTGGCCACCAACCGAGGCCGAGGCGGACCGCTATATCGAGCTGGTCCAGGATATGAGCATCCAGCCGGACCTGATAACCGACAAGGGTGCGGGTATAGGCGGGGCGCTGGTGGACTTTGACCTGGTGTTGCGGTTCGATGCCTATGGCGATACGCCTGTACTGGATGGCCCCCGGCCAAAGATGCCTACGGCAGTGATCTACTCTGACCCCCATACGGGTAACCTGCGGGCAAAGCTCGACGAGGCACGGGGCTATGATCATGTATTCGTGTTCCACAAGCCCTTCCTGCAACCATTCACCGATGCGGGCTGCCAGTCGGTCCATTGGCTGCCTGCTGCTGCTGATCCCGACATCTGGCGCTACCTGCCCGATACGATCAAGGAGTACGATGTGCTCTTTGTGGGTGCAACCGACCCCAACGTGCACAAGCAGCGGGTAAAGATGCTGGAGCATCTTGGAGACGATGTGACCGTGAAGCACGCCTTTGGCCCTGATGCAGCCACGCTGTTCAATCAGGCATGGGTGGTGGTCAATCAGAGCCTGGCAGGTGATCTGAACATGCGCGTGCCTGAGGCTCTGAGTTGTGGTGCAACCCTGCTCACCGACCACGTGGAGGGCTTAGGAGAGGCCTTCCCAGTTCATGTTGACCCATACAGCAAGATGGAGTACCTGGCCCAGCGGATACGCACCGTTACACCGTCGAGTGGCGCTGTGTGCCAGCAGTGGATACGGGAGCACCACACCTATGAGCACCGTGCCAGCCAGATATTGGAGACAGTCTTTGGGAGATAGTGGTGAACGAATTACTGGACCGCAGCGCAGTTCTGGTCATTCTGGGCGTCTACCTAACCGGATTCCTGCTGGTCGGACTGGTGATCTGGTTCATTCAGTCACAGTAGTCATTCCTGTCTACAACCACTGGGACGATCTGACCAAACCACTCCTTGACAATCTCTCCGAGACGCTTCGTGGTCTCGACTACGAGATTATCGTCAGCAATGACGGCAGCACTGATGCCACAAAGGATCAGCACGATCAGGACCGAGTGCACTTCGTACATCATCCTGAGAACACGGGCTTTGCGGCCACTTGCAACCGCGGGGCTAAGGTGGCTCTTGGCAAAGTGCTGATCTTCCTGAATAATGACACCACCCCACTGGATGGCTGGGTGGAACCACTCCTCGATAGCCTGGACCGCAATATCGGGCTGGTAGGGCCTCGGATTATCAATGAGCAAGTCTCTACTGTGCATGACAAGCTCCCACTGGTTGGTGCCTGTTTCGCGCTTACACGCGCTCTCTTTGAGGAACTGGGCGGGTTCGATGAGACCTTTCGGCATGGTGGCGAGGACTTCGATCTGATCTTCCGAGTACACCAGAGTGGTCGCAGTCTGGCACGTAATCAGCAGTCGGTTGTGAAGCACCAGATTGGTGGCTCGAATGACCAGATTGATCCAGATGAACTAGAAGGGTGGATACAGGCTGGGATTGCCACATTGAACAAGCGCTATCCTGATTTATTTCCGCTGTGGCCGAGTAATGAGCCTGGTCCTGTTGAAGCAACCAGTATCCCAGTCTATAAAATCCCTGGTATTACGTTCTCTATCGTGATCCCAGCCTATAACCACTGGGCCGACCTCACGCAACCACTGCTTGACCATCTGTTTACTGATCCCGATATACAAGAGCAAGCTGAAGTAATTGTGGTAGATGATGGTTCTGATGACCAGACCCGCAATGTAGAGAAATATGGGTTAGCACGAGTGCTCCACCAGCCTGAGAACATGGGGATCGCACGCGCACTCAACGCGGGCTTTGCTGAGGCCAAAGGGAACTATCTGTTGGTATTAGCCAACGATACTCAACCCGAGGTTGGCTGGCTCTCCAAGATGCTTGCGGTGATGGAGGAACATCCTGAGATTGGTGTGCTGGCACCAATCTATGACCAAGAGGATTCCAGTCTTACTGCGGAGCATCTAGGCATTATTGGTGCCTGTATGATGATCCGGCGGAAGTGCTACTTGGAAGTGGATGGCTTTGATAATGACCTCGTGCGCTGTGGTGGTGAGGACATAGATTTCTTGTTACGGGTGGAACAGACCAAATGGAAGTTGGGTACAGCGCCAGAGGCAACTGTGTGGCATCAGGGTAGCGCAACACTGGGCCAGTTTGACCTTGAGCGCAAGAAAGCCTGGGATGAAGCTGGCGATGCTCACCTAAAACGGAAGTGGGGGAAGATGACCAATATACCTAAACCTCTTGTCTCGATCATTATTCCAGCCTATAACCATTGGGAAGACTGTACCGAGCCATTGCTGAATATCCTGAGAGAGCAGTCACCACAAGCAGTGGAAGTGATCGTGGTGGATGACGGCTCGACGGACCAGACCGCTACGATGCACGGCGAGAAGCTAGGCAAGGTGGTTCATCGGAAGGCCCGAGGTGGATTTGCCGCGGCCTGCAATAGCGGGGCTGCGGTAGCCCAGGGTGACTACCTGGTGTTCCTGAACAATGATACGGAACCACAGGACGGCTGGTTGGGGCCGCTCATCAAGGAGTTGGAGGGCCAGAAGGTAGGGATTGCTGCGCCAGTTATCCTGACCGAGACACGGGCCGTTGGTAGCCTTGGATTGGTGCAGGGCACCGATGGCACCTGGGCACATGGAAAGGCGCATGTAGATGGCCAGGATACAAGCGTCCCTGCCGTAACGGGAGCCTGTCTTGCCATTCGCAAGGATGTGTTCTGGGAGGTTGGTGGCTGGGATGAAGGGTTTATTGGTGGTGGCGGGTGCGATGATGTTGACCTGTGCCTGCGAGTTCGACGGGTAGGCCTCCGGGTGCACGTGGTCCCCAGCGCAAGTGTGCTTCACCGAGAGGGCAGCACCCGTTTCCTCTTGCCTGAGACACAAGCCGAGATCAAGCAGAACCAGGCACGGCTCCAGGAACGCTGGAGTGATGCTGGAACAACCGTTCCAACGACAGAGTGGGCATGGCACGGCCCCAGCAACCCTGCCCAAGGTGGCTCACTGGCCGTGATCAACCAGGAGGTCACGAAACGGCTGGGGATTACGCTGACTGCGGCACCGTCCGATGAGCCTGTGGATGTGCTTGTACAGCACTACTGGCCAGGAGAGGATGCCCCTGAACGGCCAAGCAACGTCAAACACTGGCTGGTGATCCAACCCTGGGAGATGGGCAAGCCACCCGCAAGTTTCCTGGAACGCTATCTGGATGCGGATCGGCTGATTGTTCCCTCGGAATACTGCCGAGCCATCTGGGTTGATGCGGGCTTTCCATCCGAGAAGGTGGCGGTGATCCCGAATGGTGTAGATACCAAGCGGTTCTGCCCAGGACCAGATGCAATACTCAAGGAGTTTCAGGTACTCTCTTTGGGTGGGACAATCTGGCGCAAGGGCTGGTCGAACCCGGACATTCTCCTTGAGGCATGGCAGCAAGCCTTTACCAAGGGAGATAGAGCAAGTCTCCTGGTGAAGGATCAAGGGACCGAGAGCTTCTATCAGGGTCAAAGCGCACGGGAGCGGATTATCGGACTCGTGGACTATAGCGATGCAGACCTGAGCACTGAGGAGCTGGTGCTCCACTACCAGAGTGCAGACCTCCTGGTAGCACCATCACGAGCCGAAGCGTTCTGTATGCCCGTGCTAGAGGCGATGGCTTGCGGGGTGCCTGTGATTGTGCCCGCAGGTGGGCCAACCGATGAGTTTGTTGGGATGGACTACCCCTTGCGTGTGCCTGTCGAGTGGAAGGAGGACATACGCGGAAAATGGTACGAATGCGACCCAACCGCACTAGCTCAACAGATGCGCTGGGTGTATGAGCACCGTGAGGAGGCGCGTGCCCTGGGTAAACAGTTACGTGAGCAGGCATTGCCCTATAGCTGGGACCGTATTGCAGCTCAATACAAAACGCTGATTGAGGAGACAACACGTGGCTAGGCCAAAACGCGACCTGAAGAACATCTCTGTCCAGCTCGAACCCGACATCGCAGAGCACCTCACTGCTAAGGCCAAGGTTGATGGGGTGAGCCGGAATACGGCTGCGGTGGCAGCTATCGTGCGGTCCCTGGATGCTCCGCCTATTTCCGAGGATATGCTCCCACTTGGTGAGGACGAGGAACGACTGGAGCTGGTTCTGCCCAGAGCGGTTGGGGATAAGCTGCGAACCTATGCTCAAGAGAACAATATCAGCTTTGGGGCAGCTGTCCAGCGCGGTATCGCTGAAGAAGTGGGTATGAGCGACCCCAGGTTTGCTCGCTTGAGGATGCCCGTCAAGCTCTGGAATATGATTGGCGAGGTGGCCCAGAACCGAGCGGGCTTTGTGGTCAACGCGATTGAAACGGCTCTGAAGCCACCAGAGAAAGAGGCGGTCACTGCTCGATCCACATTTGCGGTACCAGGCCCGGCACGGAGGATCATCGGTTGAGCGTGGAGATCATAGCGGACTTGGGGAGCAACTGGCGGGCAGGACCGGACGAACCACTGGGTAAAGGGTTGGATCGCTGGCTCCAGGCAATTGCCTGGGTGAAAGAGGCTGGGGCAACGGCCATCAAGGGCCAGTGTATGCGCCCCAGCATCTACCCTGCTGGCTTCATGGTGAAGGGCTTTGGCCAGCCCCTCGACGAGTATGTCGCGCCCTATGAGGTGCCCGACGAGTGGTGGCCAATCATCCGACGAGAGTGTGTCAAGTGGGATATCGAGTTCATGTGCTCGGTGTTCCTACCTGAAGATGTGGCGCTGATTGACCCGTTGGTCCAGAGGCACAAGATCGCCAGCTTCGAGCTTGGACATACCAAGCTCTTGGAGACGGTACGCGCCACAGGCAAGCCCGTTCTTCTCAGTACGGGTGCGAGCGCCTTTGGCCAGGTCACGGCTGCTGCCAGGGTGATGAACGCCACCAACTCCCCTACCGTGCGCTACCCCATCACCATGCTCCATTGCGTGTCCAGCTATCCTGCTACCCCAGAGCAAATGAACCTGCTGGTCATTGATGACCTCCAGTGTCTGCCAGGGTGCGGGCGTGGACTGTCTGACCATACTCGCGGGAGTTCGTCTACGGCTGCGGTCATAGCGGTAGCCCTGGGTGCCAGTGTTATCGAGAAGCATGTGACCGAGCACCACAACCTGGGCAGTCCCGATGCCCACTTCTCAGCGGAACCAGAGGAGTTCAAGCAGTACGTGGCCGATATACGAGATGCAGAGGCGATGATCCTGGGCGGGACCAAGAAGCCACAACCTGGCGAGTGGCGCCACATGAAGTATTCGCACGCTACAGGGAAACGAGGGATATGAACGTCCTAGCAGTGTTTGCCCATCCTGACGATGAAGTGCTCGCTGCTGGTGGGAGCCTGGCCAAACACGCTGTAGCGGGTGATGATGTGCGTGTGGTCCTGCTATCGCACGCTGCGCCCAGCCGTGGGCATGATACCGCAGTGCTGGCCATCAATGCAGCAGAAATTGGTGGATGGGATGTGCGATGGGCTTGGAGCTATCCCGACCAGAAGTTCGATACGGTGCCATTCCTTGATCTGGCCCAGTGTATTGAGACAACCATCCAGGATGTCAAGCCCTCGATAATCTACACCCACTGGATAGGAGACTTGAATATAGACCACAAGCTGACGGCTCAGGCGGTGCTTACCGCAGCACGGCCACTGCCAGGATCAACCGTGCAAATGGTCCTGGGTGGTGAGGTGCTGAGTTCAACAGAATGGGGAGACAAGTCATTCGCTCCAACCGTGTTTGTGTCTCTCTCAACCGAACATGCCGCGCTACGGTGGGATGCGCTGGAGTGCTATGGCAAGGAGATGCGTGACCATCCTCATGCACGTAGCCTCAGACAAGCGCATCGGCAGCTGGAGTGGCGAGGTGCCCAGTGTGGGAGCGACCTCGCCGAAGCATTCTTCTGCTATAGGCAGATACGGTGAAGATACTGGTTGCAGGTAGCCAGCACCCCTGGGTCAAGAAGGCACTTGCCGAGTGGGTTGTCCCAGGGGCTGAAGTCTATACCGATACCCTGGTGAATATGACCGGAGCCGACTATATCCTGTTCCCGCATTTCTCCGACCGTATCCCACGAGAGATACATGAGAACTACGAGTGTATTGGCTGGCACATGACTGCGTTGCCTGATGCCCGTGGAGGGACACCACTCCAGAACCTGATCCTGGCGGGCCAAACAGAGACCGTCATAACCGCGTTTCGGATAACCGAGGGCATGGATGCGGGGCCAATCTACCTTCAACGGCCACTACAACTCTATGGCAGTGCGGAAGAAGTCTACTTGCGTATGAGTAGGCAGGCCCTTGCTATGGCGAATGACATTATCGCCAACCAACTGGTGCCACACGCGCAGAGGGCAATAACGCCCACGGATCGCCTGTTCAGGCGCCGCACGCCTGCCCAGAGCGCAATACCCAGGAATGTTTCGCTTGCTCAAGCGTATGACCATATCAGGATGCTTGATGCTCACGGGTACCCTGCCTCGTTCATTGACTGGGATCAGCTCCAGGTGGTGTTCACGCAGGCCACACGGTACACAGACCGGGTTGAGGCGCATGTCGTCATAAAGGAGAAGCCGAGTGCCTAGCACCCTGAATAATCGGGCCTTCTGGGATAGCCCTGATGGAGTGGAACGAGCACGCAGTTATGATAGTGGCTTGCGAGCATTAGATGAATTAGCCATCCAGTCAGCGGTAAAGAACTCAATCAGACCAAAGCAGCGCATCCTCGATGCAGGATGTGGCACTGGCGGACTGGCTCGCAGGCTTGCACTCGCCCATCCCAGCTATACCGTGGAAGGGATTGACCAGTCCACGGCAATGATCGCAGCAACCAACGCAGAAGGGTGTGCACGGCTGTCATTCCGGCAGCAGGACTTGCTGGACCTCATGGACCAACCAGAGCAATACGACTTGATCTATACCCAGCAGGTGATCATCAACTTCCCAACCTGGGCAGAACAACGCGAGGCGCTCCTGGCCATTGCAACGGCCTTGAAGCCCAATGGACGCTACCTGATGTGTGAAAGTATCAAGGAGGGGCTGGATGCAATCAATCGTACTCGGAAGTGGGTAGGGCTATCGGAGATTGTGCCTCCCGCGATGGCTCGGTACCTGTGGACGAGCCAGTTGGACCGCTTGCAAGTGGGCTTGTTGAACTCCCACCGTGAGCCGTTCTCCAGCGAATACTACTTCATCAGCAGGGTAGTGAACGCATGGCTGGCATTGTGTGAGGGGAAAGACCCAAACTACGATGCTCAAGTCAATCACCTGGGGATGACCCTGCCAGCGGGTGTGGTGAGCGATACGTTTGCTCAGACGCAGCTCTGGACCTGGCAAAAGGAGTTCTAGTGAAGAGACTACCAGGCGGTGGAAGCACCCTGTCGCGCTACTGGGACCAATTCCCATCCAATGCCCCTCGTAACCTAGTACGCGGTGAGGGAGTAGTGGTCTGGGACAGTAATGGCAAGTCCTACCTGGACTGGACCAGTAGTCTCTGTGCCAACCTGTTGGGCTATAACCATCCAGGCGTGACTGGAGAGGTGGTAAAGCATCTGACCACTGCGGGCGGTCCTTCCTGGCCACTCACGCATCCACTCGAAGAAGAGGTTGCGGAGACGCTGTGCGAGATGGCGGGCTTTGAGCAGGGGCAAGTGCGATTCTTAAAGACTGGGAGTGATGCTTGCTCTGCGGCCATTCGGATAGCGCGTGCGGTTACAGGCCGGGAGCTGATCCTGTCAGCGGGCTATCATGGCTGGCATGACCAGTTTGTGGCCCCTACACCTCCATCCTGGGGTATCCCCGAAGGCGTGAAGAAGCTGATCTTTGACATTCCCTATGGCGACCTGGATGCTATGCAGCGTGTGACCTATGGGCTGGAGCCGGATACCGGGAAAGAGTTTCCTCGTGGTGGGACCATCCCCAAGATTGCTGCAATTATCGTGGAGCCTGTCCTTCTCGACCAGCCACCACCAGGGTACTTGCAGGGGCTACGAGAGCTGGCCAACCGAGAAGGGGCACTCCTGATCTTTGACGAGACCATCACGGGCGGGCGGTTCACCGAGTTCACGGCTGGGCAGCAGTATGGCGTGGAGCCTGACCTCCTGGTCCTGGGCAAGGGGATTGCCAATGGCTGGCCACTTGCGTGCGTGATTGGGAACGACCCCATCATGCGATGTTTGGCACAGGGCTGGGCAAGCAACGACTCCGATGTGAGCGGGCCAGTGTTTGTGAGTGGCACGTTTGGCCCAGAGACAGGCTCGCTGGTTGCTGCCCAGGCTACGCTGAGTATCTGGACACCCGCTGTGGCTGCACACATCCAGGATATAACCGCCACCCTGAAGACGAGCCTGACCGAGGTAACCCGTGCGGTTGGCCTAGAGCAGGAGGTCACGCTGGAAGGCTCCCTGTTCCGGCTGCTGCTGCGGATACCTGACAAGGTGTCTCGAACAATCGTTCTCTATGGGCTGATGCGTGACGAGATACTGCTGGGACCAGGGTTCAATCCCAGTGCTGCTCATACAATCCTGGACGTGCTAGGGACACGGGATATGTTCAAGAAGGCACTCGTTACCCTGAACCGTGTGAGCCACGAGCAGTGGGCTGCGGTACTCGATGGGGAAATCATCCAGAATGCCTATCGCCCCGTGGCCCTGGCTCCTGGCTATGGCGAGGATAGCGGTATTGAGGGGGATACAGATCATAATGGCTAGGAGGACAGCATGAAGGTATGCTGCATTGTCCAAGCCCGGCTGGAGAGCGAGCGGTTCCCGTTGAAGCTGCTCCACGACATTGACGGTATCCCCATGATCCGGTTCATGCTCCGGCGCCTCGCGGCGAGTCAATCCCTGGATGCGATTGAGATGGTGATGCCTCGGACCTGGGGCAGTAGCGCCCTGATCGCGGCCATAGAAGTTATGCCTGAGCTGATAACGTCCGTGCACGAGGGCGACCCGAACGATGTTCTCAGCCGCTATGCGACCACCGCAGAGTGGTTCGAGGCTGATACCGTGGTGCGGGTTACAGGCGACTGCCCACTGATTGACCCCGATGTGGTGGACCACTGCGTTACAACCTTCCAGGATGGGGACTTTGACTATCTGCGAACGGGGACCACCTACCCGGAGGGGCTGGATGTGGAGGTCTTCAGCCATGATGCGCTGCGGTGGGCACACGAGAACACCACCGATATAGCCGAGCGTGAGCACGTGACGGGAATGATCTGGAAGAACCCGGAGCGGTTCAAGCAAGAGACGGTCGAGCTTCCTGCCATTGCGGGCTATCTGCGTCTGACCGTGGATCATCCAGCCGACCTGGATGTGGTCCGAGCAGTGGTGGCCAAGCTGGGACCAGATGCACGCCTACAGGAGATACTGGCATTGGCGACCACCAATCCCAGCATCTTCGAGCCGAACCAGCATATCGGCCGGAACGCTAAGTATGCCGTGTTTACAGGCGAGTGATGGATCGCATACTGTATCTGGGACCACCAGCGCCACTGGTGCAGTGGCTTGCCGAACGCGAGAAGGTGGTCAAGCATATCGAGGAGCCACTAGAGCTTGAGCAGCTCCAAGCCTACAGGCCTGACTGGATCATCTCGTACAACTACCAGCATATCCTCGGCAGGGCAGTGGTTGAGGCCTACCGGGGAATGATCATCAATCTCCATATTGGCTACCTACCCTGGAATAGAGGGCAGCACCCGAATGTCTGGGCATGGCTTGAAGGATCGCCACAGGGCGTGACCATCCACCAGATTGATAAAGGAGTGGATACAGGCCCAATCCTCTGCCAGTTACGGGTGCCCGCACACAAGGATGATACCTTCAGAACAAGCTATGAGCGGTTACAGACATGGATACAGCGGCTGTTCAAGTCACGCTGGTTAGTGATAAAGAGCAAAGAGGTCACACCAAGAGCGCAAGTGAGCAAGGGTACGCTCCATAGAACAAAAGACCTAGATGCTATCTGGCATCTGTTCTCAGATGGGTTTGACACGCCAGTCATGGATGTAATAGATGGGTACAAGCAGTTTGGAGCAGTAATGGCAGGGAAAGCTAGGTGCTGAGTAGCGGAGCAGAGAGCTTTGCCGATAAGTCAACCTGGCGGTTATGGGAGAAAACATCGTGGCAAAAATCCTAGTGCTGGTGCCCGGTCATTGGTCCCCACTATTTGATGCCTTGAAGCAGGCAGGCCATGATGTGCTCTGGCCACGTGAAGAGCATGAGGTGCTCACACCAATCATGGCCCGGTGTGAGCAGGTTACAGAGCAGTTCCACAGGGACTTCATGCTTGCCTGGGAGACACCAGAGTACATGCTGGGACGGCTTGACCCGCATAAGGCGGTCCTGGCAATGGGCGGTGATCCGGCTCATGCCTTCAACTTGATCCCTGCTACCATCACACAATCCTATGGAGTGCGGCTGCTGGTGAACGCGCTGGCCAAGGAGCAGCTGATTGATGGAGTGGTTGTGACCTGCACTTATGACCCTCCTGGTCGAGCTGCGGCAGTGGCAGCCCGCGAGACGAACCTGCCACTGGTGCATATCGAGCACGCCTGCGTGGGCGGTGAGAAAGAGTATTCCTGGTATATGCGGGAGCTACCTGGCGATGTGATCTGTGTCCCTGGCGAGCGCGATGCAGCTTGGTGGAAGGATACAGGCGCCCAGATTGAGATAACGGGGCACCCGCTCTGGGATGGCTACACGCAGATAGCGCATACGGGCGCTCGACGGACGCTGTTGTGGTCGGTGCAGAACCCAGGGGGGCCAAATGCGCTCCAGACACCAATGACCTGGAAGTACCGTGAGCATCCCGACCAGGTCTGGGAAGCCTTCCTGCAATCGGTCCATGCCTGCCAGGACGATATTGACCACTTGATTATCAAGTTCCGCGCGAGTGAGGAAAAAGAGTTTATCGAACGACGAGCAGCGCGTATCCCTGCACTCAAGGATGTTGAGGTGCTGCTGACGGATGAAGACCCCCAGGATGTCTTGCCACGGGCCAGTCTCGTGGTGGGGCTGGAAAGCAACCTGCAAGCCGAGGCCATGCACCTGGGTATCCCCTGTGTAACTATCACCCAGCCAGGGCTGCGGACCTTTGACATGGGCGACCTGGTCCCGCGCCTGACCGCAGATGAGCACTTGCCGAAGGTACTGGAAGTGGTTATGAAGCAGATGTTGCAGGAGCATCCTCCTGAACGGCCCAATGCGTGGTCGGCATTAGCCCAGCGGTACAACCGTGCAGCTGAGGATGGAAAGGGAATGGAGCGAACAGTGGAGGTGGTTAGTCGTGTGGTGGGATAAGCAGAAGGCGCCTGTAGCCCTGTTCCGCTGTGAGACGGGTGATGAGTCTGGGTACGGTCATTTTTTTCGGTCATTGGCGCTGGCAGAGGCATGGGTTGCACGTGGCGGCGATGCCCACATTTATCCAACTGAGCCAGTGAGTGGTCCGTCTTGGCCAACATTTGACAAGACGGCTGACACGTATATTGATCTGGCTACTACACTATATCCACAGTATGGCGCCAAAGAGACTGGCTTTTCTGATGATCTTTTGTTGAGAGAGCTCGTGCGGTTTGATGTAGACTGGTGTGTACTCGATGGCTATGGGATTGGTCCAGACCTACAGCGAACGGTCAAGCAAACAACGCGCTGCCTGGTGATAGACGATGATGGCTGTCATGGCCAGTATTATGCAGATGCGATCCTGAACCCAGGGGTAGCCTCAGATGCGGTTCCCTACCAGCTACATGGCGGCACGAGGCTGTGGCTCGGTTCAACCTATGCGCTGGTGCGGAAGGCTATCCGAGCACAGCGCCCCATGACCCGTGTCCCTGCCCAGCGGCTACGGACTATCCTCGTTGCAATGGGCGTGGGCACCCATGCACGGGAGGCCTTGGTGCCCATCATCCAGCAGATTGACCAGGCTCGTCGTGACCAGGATGCGGACTGGACAGTACGGGTAGTGGTGGGGCCAGCTCTTGCCGAGGAAATGGAAGGGATTGAGCGGTTTGCTGGGGTGGAGCTGGTCGAGAATGACCCCGATGCGTTCCCAACGTGGCTGGTGGAAAGCGATCTACTGATTAGCGCGGGTGGGGTTACAGCGGTTGAGGCAGCCTATCTTGGGACGCCAATGCTGTTGTTCCCACAGGCAGCCAACCAGGAGCTGATGGCCCAGGCCTGGACAACCCAGGGCGCAACGCTGGCAGCCGATGTTGAGGATATCCCTAGCTTGCTGGGCAGGTGGGATGCGCGGGAGTGGTCTGCGTTTGCCCAGGTAGGCCAGGGGCTGATTGATGGACAAGGGGCAGACAGGGTTGTGACTGAGATGCGGATAACAATGGGATTGGATGCAGATGACCGTATATGATGACGCGACCATAGCGATTACGGGAGGCTCAGGATCATTCGGCCATGCCTTCACTCGCTATGCCCTAGAACACCTCCCTATCAAGGCACTTCGCATCTTCAGCCGAGACGAGTACAAGCAGGCACAGATGCGCCAGGAGTTCTCTGATAGCCGTCTACGTTGGCTGATTGGCGACATTCGAGACTATGACCGGATAGAAGCAGCCCTGAATGGTGTGGACATTGTGATCCATGCTGCCGCAATGAAGCGGATTGAGGTCTGCGAGGAAGACCCCTTCGAGGCCGTCAAGACCAACGTGCTAGGGACCATGAATGTGGCGCGGGCTGCCATCCAGAACAAGGTGTGGCGTGGTCTGTTCCTGAGTTCGGACAAAGCATCTGCTGCCTTCAATCTCTATGGTGGGACCAAGTTCGTGGCTGAGAAGTGCTGGATACAAGCCAATGCCTATGCGGGAGCTGGCCCCACACGGTTCTCCGCTGTGCGCTATGGGAACGTCCTGGGCAGCCGGGGGAGTGTGCTGGATGTATGGCAGAAGCAGAAGGATGCGGGTGAGGCACTGGCTATCACTGACAAAGCGATGACACGGTTCTGGATTAGTCAAACCCAGGTCGTCGAGTTTGCCCAGAATGTGCTGGAGCATATGGGCGGTGGCGAGGTCTTTGTCCCGCTGATGCTGAGTGCCAGCATGGGTACCCTAGCCGACGCCTTTTTCCCTGGAGAGAAGCAGCGGGTGATCCCGCAGCGTCCAGGAGAGAAGCAACACGAGGATATCATCAGTGTCCATGAGGCCCTGGAAACGGTGCTCATATCGGGGGTCACTGACCAGATTGATGGGATGGTCATTCGCCCACAGGTTCACTCCTGGGTCAAGACGGTTGGTGGCTCCTACATGAACACTGGAACATTAGTGCCAGCGTGGAGCAGCAGCCGGATGCAGGCAACCGCTGCCCAGCTTCGTGCTCTGATTGACACTTGATCAACAAAGCGTTACAATGATGTAAGACTGAGCCAGTCCTCGACGAGGTGACGATGCCGCGATACGTCTATCGCTGTGGCCAATGTCAGCATAGCTCTGAGATAGTTCAGTCCTTCCGCGACCCTGCCCTCAAGGTGTGTCCCGACTGTCACGCCCCTTCCTTGCACCGTGTCCCACAAGCCGTACCCTTCGTGTTGAAGGGTGGCGCTGCGGCCCGTTTCGTTGGTGGGAAGCAAGTGCTCAATGGAGAGTACACGGTACGAGATGGTGGTGAGGACGTAACCTATGGCTCGGTTCAGGATGCGGTATATGGTGAGCGTGACCGCTACGACTCATCTACGATGCGAAAGGGTCTGCACGAAAAGATCATTCGCAAGAATATCGCGCATCTGAGAAAGACGGGCTATATTCCGGGGACACCAGAAGCCGTAGCAATGGATGAGCTTCCAGTGAAAGGAGCAGGCCTCTATGCGAGTCGTGAAGCGAGTCCGTAACCTGACGAACCTGGGCACGAAGATCAATAGCGCCAGCGGCCGTATCTCTGACTCCCTGGGCAATCGGTTCCGTGACCGCCAGACCTTCAAGCGTGCGGGGAACGGCCGAGCCAGGGCACAAGCTGAGAAGCGCGAACAAGAGATGTATAAGGGCATGATGACGTCCTATCACGATTAGGAGGCTGAACGCATGAAGAAGTCAGGTGTTATCAGTGGTGGGCCACCGCACTTTGGCCGTGGCGAGTTTCGTCAGGCAGGACGGATGCCGGGCGAGCACGGTGAAGGCAAGAGCGCGGTTGGTGCAAACACGAAGGGCACTGGGATGCGAAAGGAAAAACTCTCGAAGTCGAAGGGTGTTTCGCGTAGTGTTCGCCCCTAACGAGTAATCCACGATGATTGTTCCCGCACCGCCACCGTCGGCTCAACCCGGCGTCGAGCTACAAGATGCTGTGCGGGAACATGCTGACATTGCCGCTGCTCGGTCATCCCTGCTTGAGTTCATCATGCAGACCAAGCAAGGGATGCCATTCGAGGCAGCGCCTCATCACACGCTGATCTGCCGAGTGCTTGAAGAAGTCGAGGCGGGCATCCACAAGCGGGTGCTGTTGATGTGCCCTCCCCGGCACGGCAAGAGCGTCATTGCATCCGTCCACTTTCCAGCCTGGTACCTGGGCCGCCATCCTGAGAGCCTGATCATTGGTTCCTCGTATGGCGATGGTCTTGCGAATACCATGTCACTTGATTGTCAAGCGGTGTTTCGTAGTGAGAAGTGGCCGTTCCCTGACGTCTCCATCTCCAAACGCTCCCGTGCGGTCAAGAACTGGCAGACCAATCACGGTGGGCGCTATGTCTCGGTGGGGATGGGGGCAGGGACCACTGGCTTTGGCGGGAATATCATCCTGATTGATGACCCGATCAAGGGCACCCCGGAAACGCTCACGATCCCGCATCTTGAGAAGGTATGGAACTGGTACACCAATATCATCTACTCCCGTCTCATGCCGGGTGGCGCCATTGTGGTGATCCAGACCCGATGGAACGAGAACGACCTGGCCGGACGTTTGCTCAAGGAGATGCGGCGCACAGGCGACCCCTGGTTAGTAATCCGCCTCCCCGCATTAGCGGAAGAGGATGATCCAATTGGCCGTAAGCCAGGAGAACCGCTGTGGCCATCCTGGTATGGGAAGAACCAGCTCGCTGCTATTCAGGCATTGAACCCCATAGGCTGGCTGGGCCTCTACCAACAGACACCACCTGAGGAGATGGGTGGCCCGTTCTTCCGCAACTTCCATGCGGTGAAGTATGGGAAAGAGCAAATCACCACGGGACCATTGCCCTGGCATGTATGGCCAACGAGCTTTGCCCGCGAACGCTATGACATCGCTGAGGACGAGCCGTTCCCACCGAAGGACTGGCTGCGGTGGGCCTCTATAGATGAAGGGACACGAGCGCCGTGGTGCTGTCTGTGGTTCACTCGCGCACCCGACCAGCGAGTGTTTATCTACCGGGAACGCTATAGTGCAGGGCTGATGCCTGATCGCCAAGCCCAAATTATTCGCAATGACACCCAGCGTGCAGAAGAGAAACTTGCACGTGTTGTGGCTGACCCCTCGATGTTCAACAGCCGTGCAAATGTGGGTGTCTCAGATGCAGAGGTCTACTTTGCGAATGGCGTCCCCCTGGCCAAGGGCTATAACAAGCGGGAACCTGGCTGGCGACGAGTGCTAGAGGTGATGCAGCCAATGGATGATGGGTACCCACGGATGGTCATTCTTGAGGGAGCAGCGCCCAACCTGATCCGCACGTTGCCCGTGATGCAGTCTGACCCGCTCAATATCGAGGATGTAGCGCCAGGGCAAGAGGACCACGCAGTTGACTGCCTGCGCTACGGCATTGTCCCCGTGCAGGCCCTGGTCCGTAGTGTTGGCTACCGTCCCATTGAGTATGCAGACAGCTTTGATGAAGACTGGAAGCCTGATCCTTCTGCGTTGCGCCAGACCGGATATGTGAGCAAGCGTTATGCCTAAGGCGAAAGCACCGAAAGCACCACCAATAGAATACGTAGAGGGGCTGAACCAGGAGCGGCGGTCCCTGTATCAGTCCAAGCGTTCCCATCGGGCAACCGACCAGGGGAGCGCCCAGTCTGGTGGCATGTCCCTGCAAGACTTGATCCAGGAGATACAGCTGCGCCGTCAGTTGCGGGTAGACCCGGTGGTGCCCAAGGAATACCGCAAGACTACCAAGATGGTGCGCGGTGGGCAGGCGCTCTTTGCCGATGCCTGCCAGCGGATTATCTCTGCGCTCACAGCTAACTCTCTCAAGATCAAGGCTATCCCGCTTGATGAGCACACAGGCCATGATGCCCAGGCCGTGGCAACCAAGAAAGAGGAATGGACCGTTGCGGTACTCCTGGGGCAGGAAGGGTACCGGGGTCGGCTGGACATAGGTGAGACATCGTTGTTCCGTGACTGTGTGGACAACATCGTGAATGCGGGCCGTTGCTCGTTTATGCTTACCACGAAAGAGGAACGCTGGTCAGAAAGTGCTGGGTTCCCCATTAGCGAGAAGGACTACAGCAACGATGACGACGAGGTGCCAAAGCGCCAGCGCCGGAACAAGGGTGAGAAGCTCCGCGATGCACGCAAGGCACACCGCCGCGCCTACCTCCCGTTTGTGATGGAGCGGCTCGACCCCCTGTCAGCCCATGTGGTGAAGGATAGTGATGGGGTTGAGGACGAAGCGGTGGTGGTGACGCAGCGACCCTACCGCAAGACTCTGAGCAATGTTGGCTTGCAGCCCAACGGACAGAACATACAGGGCGATGCGCCGTTTATCCCTGGACCTATGGGCCTCGGCACGGCATACCCTCCCGATAGCCCTGATGTGGAATGGCCCTCGATTGAGCCAAGCTCGGTTGAGGTGATTACCTACTTTGCCTCAGCCAAACGAGCACACCAGATGGGCTGGACTGATGGCAAGAAGGGTGTCTGGGCCTATTATGTAGAAGGCAACATGGTAGATCATGGTCCCCTGGATGGGCCAGCAGACCACCCCCTGCCCGTCTTTCAGACCATTGGGTTATCCACAGCCATCCTCGACGATGTGGACAGGGCCGTGCCTGTCAGCCTCCACTTTATGGAGCTGGCCGACGAACTCGACGAGATTGACACGATGCTGCACCACCTGGCCCGGCAGTTCGCGTTCCCGCTCTTGCTTGAGGAGGATGCGGGCAGTGGTGGGTTTGGCGCCACAGGCCTCCAGGGAGACATTCTCAATACCCCTGAGAGCGTGCAGCAGAATGATCGGCAGGTACAAGGCAAGTCCCAGCGGATTGTTCCTGGTGGGTTCTACGAGGTGCCACCTGGCCGTACCTGGCGCTACCTCAGCCCCTCATCAGAGAGCCAGGCGATTATCCGTGACCTGCGAGAGTCCATACGAGAGAAGATGGACCTGGTGGCTATCCCCTCGGTCTTCCGTGGAGCTGGTGGTCCATCACAGGCTGGCTATGCCATTGCTCAACTGACGATTATGGCGCGGTCCCTGTACGATCCGGTGATTGACAACTGGACGGCAACGATACGCAAGGCTGTGCAGTATCTGTGGTGGCAAGTCTGGGCCAAGTTCTCTGATGGTATCCCAGCCTACTTCTGGGGCGATGACCAGCGGGAACAGCCATCGAAGTGGCTTACGCTTACGCCCAAGGACATTGCACCGGATGGTGACGGCAAGGCGGGGAGTGGCACACCCTTCCTTGCTTGCACCATACAAGGCGACCCCATGCTGCCCATTGACGAGGCCCAGCTCGAACGTCGGGGCATTGATGCGGTAGCGTCCAGGATGGTGGACCGCCAGCAGGCACAAGAGAAATACTTTAATGATCCCAGCCCGGAGCGCACACAGGCTGCAATTATGGCGGACTCGGTGATGGAAGACCCCCTCACGGTGGCGCTGATTACCATCCGTGAGCAGGTGAGAGCGGGCTTGCTTGCCCCGAAGCTGGCACCAATGTTCCTGGCCAGCAAGCTCGGCATTGACCCAGAGATAGCAGCGCAGCAGATGGCCTTCATTGGGATTGAAGCGGAACAAGAAGAGCCTCCTGGTCCTGAAGGGCAAGGGCTGCCACCACCGGGCGTGCCGGGACCACCTGGTCGGGCACAAGCATCACCGGAGTCTGAGGAGTCGAGCATGGCACCGCCTGTGCCAGCTCCACCGCCAACGATGCCTGGCCCTGGCCCAGGCCCTTCTGAAGGGCCTGGGGCACCAATGAACACTGGAGGGGCCATGCAGCAGCAGCCTACTACCGCATCTCAGGTAGCGATGGCAGGACGATGACGGTAAGAATGAGAGCTATCCCAACAGACTACATTGGCCAGGATGCGCCTCAAAAGAACTGGGGTATGCGGGATGGCAAGCTGATGGGCCGCACAGAGCTTTCCACTGGACGGACAACAGCGGTTGCAACCCTGCGGGCTGATGGGACGGTACAGGTACGAGTAGAGCGTGGGCCAGAGACGTTGCTAACGTGGCAGTACGATACTAAGGAGAAGGTAGATGGCAGCACGAGCTGACTTTGAGGCGGAGCTGGACGAACTGTTCCAGGACGATCCGAGAGGCGCACTCACTGCCCTGGTGGAGGTGTTGCGCCATACCCTGCCAGTCTTCAATGACCGCGAGGTTCTGGAAACCTACAAGAAGCAACAGGGTGTCAAGGCACAGGCGCCCGTAGACGTCAGCCGTGAGCCGATCAACTATAGTCCTCGCGTGGCAGGTTACTGGACTACTATAGAGTAGGGTAATGCCTAAGAGCCTAAATAGAGCCTTGACATCGCGCACGGGACGGGTGAGCAAGCTGGTGCAGACCCGCTTGACAAGCATCCGGGATAGGCTGGATCATATCAGTGCTGGCGACCCTCCCTTTGGAGGCAAGATCATCACCCAGCGAGCGTTCAGGGATGGTTTGCTGGACACGTCAATCCAGAACGAGATTGCAGCCAAGCTGCCCTATGCCCAGGAACGTGAGATCAAGCGGTTGCAGAAAGATGTGCGTGCTGCCATGAATGAGGCAGATGATGATCCTCTCCAATAGCTTCTTTCGTCGTCAGGCTACCCCGCGTGCCGCGCGGTCGGCTCAGGGCGTGGGTGATGCCCTGGGTGCCAAGAAGCGGCTGGAGCGCATGGCCCTGGAAGCCAATGATGCTGCGTTCTTTGACCTGGAGCGGGTACAGACAAAGCTCCAGGCAGCAACGGACAAGGCTAACGTGGCCGCAGTGACGGGACTTGACGACATCAAGGCCTTCCTGACCCGGCAGTCCGAGGAGGCCGATGCGGCGATGGGTGCTGGTAGCTATACGCCCGTAGCGCCTGACCAAGCAGTCCCCTTGCCTCCCGTAAACCCACCCAGCCAACCTGTCGTACCCGAACTACCTGCGCCGCAACTTGGTGCTGCGGCGCAAGTGCCAGCCGTAGCAGAAGCACCATTGGTAGCGGAACCGCAGCTTGGTGCCACCCCATCACAACCTGGCGTTCCTGGGCCTGTGGTCACGATGCCACCTGCCCAGGAAGCGCCTCGCGGCGAGTCGGTTATCTGGCCAATCAAGGGCCAGACTCGCGAGCAGGCCAGGATCACCACACCGTTTGGTGGCGAACAAATCACGACGGCTGGGTATAGCGGCCTGCCAGACAAGAACTTGGGCGTGGACATCGCAGCTCCAATGGGCACCGCCATTATCAGCCCCGTGACGGGGACTATCGAGCTTGCGGGTGATGCGAAAGACATAGGGCTGCATCCAGGCTATGGCCTGACCATTATGGTACGGGCCAAGGATGGTAGCAAGTGGCGGTTCTCGCATCTGAGCCGGATTGATACCGCGTCAGGAGAGGCCGTCAGCGCGGGCATGTCCCTGGGTGCCACTGGACAGTCAGGCAATGCCACGGGACCGCACCTTGACCTGGAATACTACACGGCGGAGGGGGAGATCACCGACCCCCTCCCGCTCTTCACGACAGCACCCGTTGCGTCCTTACCCAGCGCATCCGGTGCTACCACAACCCCCACGCTCCCCGGCTCCGGGGAGGTTATATCTCCTTTCCTCCCCGGGGTAGACATTCCTGAGCAACCAGCAGCCAGTCGGGTTACTGCCGAGCCTGCCCCTGATCTCCGGCAACAGGCTCAGGTAGGCGCCTTTGGTGGGGAGGCCAATCTTGGCCTTGTCGAGCAGCAACAGGCTCGTGATGCGGAGCGAGTGCGCCAGCAGCAGGCAGCCGCAGCCAAAGCGTGGTTGGGCCGAGCACTCCAGCGACCATCAGCCGAGGCGGTTGCAGCAGGACAAGAAGCCATCACTGGTGGAGTTCGAGTCAGTCTCCCTTGGATGGAAGGGGATATAGCCTTTGGTGGTGAAGGCGACGTAGAAGCTAGTCCCGCAGTGCGTCTGAGTCAGGAACGCATCCAACGCCTGCTACCCGATATTCAGCGTGACTGGGCCAAGAAAGACTGGCGTACACTGTCGTGGAACTTGTTTCAACTTGCAGTAGAGCCTCTTGATCTACCCTTTGGTCTGACAGCACAAACACTCATGGGTGATCCTCGGCAGTGGCCAAGTCAGAAAGCCTACGATCAAAACTTGCAGCAACTACAGACTACCTTAGAGATTGTCGACGGGGTATTTTCCTTGGGTGTAGCACTCCCAGCTATTGTGCGAGGGGTGAAGGCTATCTCGCCAAAGGTCGCTCGACTGTATGGCCATCTCCGCCGTGGCGATGAGAATGCGTTGCGTGATCTTGTGACTCGTGCTCGCCAAGCCACCCAAGAAGGTGATGTGCATGAGCAAGTCCAGGCCCTAGCACGCCTGACTGATGACGATGTGTCTCAGTTGATGATTGAGGCACGCAGTCTCGATGAGTTGACCGCTGGCCTGCTTGATCGGCTGTGGGACAATGTTCGTCGTGGGCAACGAGCCAGTGACCCATTAGAGATTGACCGTCTGGCTGATGAGCAGAACCGCATTCAGGCTGCGGTGAATGAACTGGTATCGGGCAAATCGCTGTCGGAGCGCACGGTGCAAACGCTTATTGAGCAGAATGTTGGCCCACCTCGGTTGGCTGGAGCGGCAGACACAGAAGCAGGGAAACAGGCACTTCCAGGTCAACAACCAACCGCTGCTGACTGGACAGCAGAACTTAGGAAGGGCTTTGGCGCGACACGCAAGCCGCCACCAATAGATCCACCTCCTGCACCACCAACAGGTCTACCCCCACACCGTCCTCGTCCGCCCCTCATCAGAGACACAAAGGCTTTAGAGAAAGTCCAAGCGGTAGGTCGAACTCAAGCACCACGCATTACCCTTAAGGAACTAACTGATCGTGGTACTGAGAGACTCTTCGATTCCTATTGGCGCTTGAAACGCTTGGAAAGAGCAGCCAGAGCCGTTGATCCAAGAGCACCTGAGCCTTGGAAGCGAGCGATTGCTTTTGCGGGAACACAAGGAAGAACGCAGATCATCTTGGATAAAGGGCCAGAGAGTTTGGGGGCAATCTTGCGGGGTGCTGGCAAACAGGGGATCACGACCAACGACATTGACGACTTGATGATTGCCTTGCAAGTCCAGGAATTAGCAGCCCAAGGGTACCGCAATCCTTTGGGTCTCACGGCTATGACCGGAGCCGATGCGGTTGAGTTGCTTCGCCAACGCTTAGGGGAACCACAGTTCAAGTTGTTGCGAGACTCGGTGAACCGTATTTACCGCTGGCAGGATCGGGAATTGCTGGAAGCAACTCGTGGGGGTCTGCTGAGTAGCAACCAGATTACTCGTATCCGTGCAGACAACCAGAATTACTATCCTCATTATGTGTTGGACTTTGACGCAAAAACTCAGGGCCAAAACGTGAGCCGTGGCAGCAACTTGTTCTCAGTCAACTCATCCGATGTCATGGCGCGAGCAGGCAGCGACCGCGATGTTGCACGTCCTCTGGAGGCATTGACTCGTCGCGCATACCAACGGTTGGCCCATATTGAGCAGAACCAGGTTGCAACAGATGTCGTTGATTCACTAAAGTTGCTCGATGATCCCGACAATCCTGTCCTCGTTATCCCTGATACCGGCACCAATCTAGGTCCAGAGTATGACACGCTCTCGCGGCTTGTGGATGGGAAGAAGGAAACTTACTGGGTGCCCAAAGGGATTGCGGCTGCCGCAAAGCAACTCGATGCGGAGTCAATGGGCACTGCGATGCGGGTGGTAAGCAAGATCAATCAGGTTTCCCGTCTGTCGTATACCGGCTTGAACCCAAACTTTATTACCCGGAACCCGGTACGAGATATAATGGATGCATTCTACCGAGAAGGGTTGTTTCCGTTAGGCTATCACCATCTGCGGGGGTTATTCGGGGCACTTGTCCAAAATGCTGACTGGGAAGAGTATTTCCGCTCTGGAGCCGCAATGGGCGGCTTTCTCGAATCATCGGTCAATCCCAAGACCATACGTCAGTTGTCTCAGGGTCGAGTTGCACGGGTACTTGATCCTGGAGAAGTGGGACGACTAGGTATTCCAGGCCGAGTGATAACCTTTGCGCCAAGCAAGGTCAAGGATTTCCTGATCCATGTCAATACTATCCTGGAGCAAGGCACCAAGATTGGTGTACACCTCCAGAAGAGTGGTCGCGCTCCTGGACCACGACTACCTGGCCCATTACGGGGAGCCATTGGTGGTCCAGAAGCAGAGACGCCACTTGGCGCAGTTGTTGCATCACGCTTTGGCTCAGGAGTAGATTTTGGGAATGGTGGTTCTCTTGTTAAGTCGCTGAATCCATTGAGCCTATTCCTGAATGCCCAGGTCCAAGGCTCATACAATGTAATTGAACCGCTAACACAACGAGGTGGTCCAGAACGAGCACGAGCCTTATTTCGTTTAGGCTTGTTGGCATCCGCAGCATCAGCCGTTTATTATCATAACCGACAATTTGTTCGTGAAGATGGACAGCCTTGGTACAATGATATTCCACTCCATGAGCGCATGGGAAACATTATTTTGATGTTTGGGACCACGATTGATGAAAGTGGCCGTGAAATCCCGCACTATGCCCGTTTAGCAAAAGGCGAAGCAGTGCGAATTGCCTGGAATCTGATTGAGCATGGACTGAAATGGGCTGATGGCTCGCAACAAGCTGGGGTTGCAGAAGCACTGTTGCAATGGGGACGTGGCTCTGCTCCACTCGCTGAAGGTAATCCACTTCCACCATTTATCTCAGCACCAATGGAGTTGGCGTCTAACTATGACACCTTCCGTGGGATGCCTATTGAGTCTGCTCGTGTAAGAACTCTTCCGGTTAATCAGCGTGTATATGCCAGCACAACGGAGCCAGCGATTTCCATTGCCCAACTTCCTGTGATTAGAGGGCGTCTATCCCCAATCCAGATTGATTGGATTATTAACCGGATGCATGGTGACACAGGCCGCACAGCTATGCGGTCCCTCGAAGCTGCGGGACGGGAAGCAGGGGTGTATGCTCCGGCAACACGGGAACCATCAGCAGAGATAGCTCGTAGTCGCATTCCCGTCTTGGGCGGCATCTACGCTGCGAGTGGTGGCTATATTGATGAACTGACTCGCCGCGAGCAAGAACAGACACGCGAAGCCGCAGTGATTGCTGCGCTACTGACGCGTGAACAGAGTTCTACATTTCAAGCGCTCAGTCCCAGTGCTCAATTAACAGACAAAGTACGTCTTGCCACTTACATAGATGCTCAGGTAGCGGCACTACTTGATCCTACATATAGTCCTACTGAACGAATAGAAGGTCTGCGAAAATATAGTGGGAGCAAGTCGGCACGTGAAGACTTGGAGAATGATCGTCTTATCAATCGTTATAATGCGTGGAGTGGAGGGCGAGGCCCAAAACCAAGTCGGCAAGACCGCGTGCGAGCCTTACGAGCACAAGCCTTTCTGAACCCTCGGTGGGTAATCCAGGACAAGCAGACTATCAAGGAATATGGCAGAATTGCCCGCAGCGCCATTACTCAAGCGTTGCAGGAGAATGAGTTAGCGCCAGGCGTGCGTCGTGATGTCGAAGACGCATTACGTGATGGTGAACGCCAGCCTGGGGACCGTGGCCTTGCTATCTTAGGAGGAACACCAACTCCAGGAGGGCTAGAAGGGCGACCTGGGGATCGAGGGTACGCTATCTTGGAAGGCACACCAACTCCAAGAGGGATAGAAGGGCGGCCTGGGGACCGAGGGTACGCAATCTTGGGACGATAGTAGGGAGAGAGTTAATGGCACTTACACCAGACCAGGTTAAGCAGTTACAGCAATTACGGCAGGAGGATCCTGCTGAATATAGTGCCATGCTGACAAGGATGTCTGAAGATGGCGACCCGCAGTTTTTGGAGATCGTGAAACAGATAGGGGATGCACCTGTACGAGAGGGGACGATTGAGGGAGCAAGAGATAATGGCGTTCTCACTCCTCCTCCAGCAATTGTGGATGGTGATAGCCCCCAACTAAAGTTAGCCAAGCAACAAGCTGCCACAGCGTTCGAGGCGGCTCGTCGGGCGTTACAAGCGCAAGAGGAATTGTTTGCTGGAGAGGGCGAGCTTGATCCCTTCACGGCCTTCAATGTGCAGCAAGCATTCGCGTCTTATGCTCAGGCGCTAGGTGCAGTGCGGAGTGAAATCCGTTCGCCCGAGGAAAAGCGCGAGTTAAAACTGAAGATTGAACTGTTGGAGCAGCGGGTAGCAGCAGGACAACAGCCAGGTTTACCACAAGAGACTGACGCACAAAGGGAGTTGCGGGAAGCTCAAGCTGGTGAGGCTGTAGCCAGAACAGGTGAGATCGAAGCGGGCTTGGAAGCAAAACTGGCACGACAGAAGATACTTGCCAAGTTTAGCAAGGATTATAACGAACGACTCCAGGCATTGCAGGGCATCTCTGGGGAAGAGCTGGCCACAGCCTTGGATGCCTTGCGTCTGGAGTTTTCGGGCTTACTGGAAGACCCAGAGATGTTCATCAAGACGGTTGACTCCCTGATCGAGCGCGAGATAACCAAGCGTAAGGATGCTGCCGAGCGTGCACGGACGACCACAGGTGCAGAGACCGAGCGGCTGGGGGTTGCCCAGCGTGCGGTTCAGGAATACTTTGGTGGGTTTGGCGCGGCCACTGACATGCAGGTTGGTGCCTTGAGGGGTCTTACACAAGGGATTGGCAAGGAGCGCACAGCCCAGATGCTAGGCGTGCAGCCGAATAACCCAGCGGTGTTTGCCCTGGGCAAGCTGATAAAGGAGCTGGGCAAGGGCGCGGATGAAGGGGTTTCCCCAGAGGCCACGCAACCTGCTGCCGTGTCTGCCCAGCCTGCTGTCGCGGGTACTGATCCTGCTGCTGCGGCTGAGGCTGATGGGTTCTTTGGGTTAGGCCCCGGTCAGAACATTCAACCAGATAGGATGACCCAGCCCCCCGCTGATGGGTTCTTTGGGCTAGGCCCCGGTCAGAACATTCAACCAGATAGGATGACCCCTGCCAACTCATCACAACCTGGCGTTCCTGGGCCTGTGGGCCCTATGCGAGACGTCAGTTCCAACCTGGCTCGTGGTGGGGGCAAGCCTCCTGAAGATGAGGACAAGATTACTATCGAGCGCAAGCCTGCTGGTGGTGGCACCGAGAAGTGGACCTATAATAAGAAGACTCCTGGTGGTGCTCGTGGTGGTGGCAACCCCTTCATGGGCATGTTCCCGCAGGCGGGTGCCGAGCAGCCGCCAATGGCTCCCAAGGATGGCTTGCGCCAGTTGTTGAAGCTGATTGATGACAAGCGTACTCCCTCGATAGTGGCATAGGAGACGGACGATGCCAACATTCACACGAGAAGCAGGCCACCCAGATACCGCAACAGCGACTAACCTGGGGAATAACTACTGGCTTGAACGCAATCGCATTTACACCGCGGCTGGTCATTTCGTAGGAACGTTCAATTCGCTTGACCGCACGATTACTGGGCCAGATGGAACAGTAGTGGCCAGCGGATTATCACTGGAGTCAGCAGATGTTGGTGTTGCGCTCAATGGTCTCTATGGGTTAGGCACAGCGGATGATAGCGATACGTGGACTCCTGGAAGTACGACTGACACTACCACTCAGGGCCTCTTGGACACACCTGAGCAGAAAGCACTTTGGCTAGAGTTCCGTGCCAGCGAACCCTTCGCTGGCTGGTCTCAGTTTGTCCAGTATGCAGCGGCTCGTGGTATGATTGTCCCTGCAACCACAGGTCCACCTATGACTCTGGAAGAATTGGATGCCCTTGCAGGTGGTACTACACCACCTGTGACACAAGGCCAGTTCGAGTATATCCGTGATAGCCAGGGACGAGTGTGGCGGCTGAACCAGGCCATCTCTGATGTGAATGAGCTAACGGCAGAGATGATTGCCAACCAAGTTACTGACTCATCGGCCTTGCAGGGCGCATCCATTTTGCAGGGTACCTACCTCGATCCTTCAACGGGCCAGATCATTGCAGGTGATGCCGCGATTACGGAGAAGATCAACGCGGCTGTCGTTGGCGCGGGTCACACTATTATCCCTGGGGGGGATGGGGGGGATGGGGATGGTGGCGCCTTTGGTAACTTATTCGACGTCAAGGGCTGGCCAGAGGGCAAATTAATCCAAGCCTTAGTGGACATGGGTTTCCCACCGGAGCTGGCCACGGTCAAGAATGGATTGATTGGTGGCTTTGGTGGTGCCTGGTGGCAGCTCTTCTTCCAAAACCTGGGGAAGATGGCTGAACTCACTGGGTTTACGGGCATTGGCGAAGACAAAGAGCCAACGATGGAACGCATCAAGATGTTGGCGGACATTGCGATGCAAGCCACCCGTGTCATGGCCATTGAAGCAGCGCAGACTGGCGCGTGGCGTCCGATAGAAAGCGTGAGCATCAACGATAATGGCTCGCTGAATATCGTCTATGGGACTGAACCTGTCCAGACCATTGCCGCGAAGCGGTTGCAGCACGAGATTGATGCAGCAGCGCGTGAGGTGGCAGCGAACCCGTCTCGGTATGTGGAAGCGGAGCTGCTGCGTGGCTCTACTGGTATGCCGGTGGAGCCAGTGGCGCCTCCGGTGGAGCCAGTGGCGCCTCCGGTGGAACCAGTGGCGCCTCCGGTGGAACCAGTGGCGCCTCCAGTGGAGCCAGTGGCGCCTCCAGAGGGGCCAGTGGCGCCTCCAGTACCGCCTGATGATAAGCCACCAGGAGTCGTACATAATGCAGAATGGGACTTAGGGGGTGGCTTTTCTACTGGTGTAGGCACCCACTCTCGTGCTATACGTGACTTGCTCCTGAATGGCCAGAAGATCGGTACTCTCAAGCTCGATGACCAAGGCAACGGCTTCTACCTGCTCAGTATCTGGGATACACAGGGCAACGTCATTTCTGATAGGGTCGAGATAGCCAGGACTGGTGGCACCCAGACTGTTGCCCAGCTGGTGGCGTCCCGGTTCACCGTAGCGCAACGAGGAGGGTTTACTGCCACGCCTCCGGGCCCGGCGCAGTCTGTGCCTCCGGGCCCGGCGCAGCCTACGAGAATAATCGAGACGCCTATATCGCCTGTGCCTCCGGGCCCGGCGCAGCCTACGAAAATAATCGAGACGCCTATATCGCCTGTGCCTCCGGACCCGACTGATCCTACGAAAATAATCGAGACGCCTATATCGCCTGTGCCTCCGGACCCGACGCAGCCAGTGGCGCCGCCTCCGGTGGAACCAGTGGCGCACCGCCCGGTGGGGCCAGTGACGCCTCCTCCGGTGGGACCAGTGACGCCTCCAGTGGTGGGACCAGTGACGCCTCCTCCGGTGGGACCAGTGACGCCGCCTCCGGTGGAACCAGTGGCGCCCTGGCGGGTGGGGCCATTGCCAGGACCGGGGCCGTCGGACCCGACGCAGCATCCGCCTGTAGTGCCTGACGACCGCCCAGTAGGAGTCGTGCATAATTCGGTCTGGGATTTGGGTGGTGGCTTTTCTACTGGAGTGGGCACCCACTCCCGTGCTACACGTGACTTGCTCTGGAACGGCAAGAAGGTCGGCACCCTCAAGCTTGACGATCAAGGCAATGGGTTCTACAAGCTGAGTGTCTGGGACTTGACCGGCACTGTGCTTTCCGATGGGGTGTCGATAGCTCCAAGTAGTGGCACCCAGACTGTTGCTCAGATGGTGGCGGAACGGTTCACCGTAGCGCAACGAGGGATGGCCACGCCATCTGTCACCAAGAAATACGATGATCGCACACCCAGTACGTACCCGATCATGGAGCTCGCGGATACCTTCAGAACAAGCTATGACGACTCGACGAAGCTGGGCGCACCCGGCTCGGTGGTAGCCGCATCAAAACAGGGCCAGGTGCCCTTGAGCACGGAAGCCGACGATGACGATGCCGCCAAGAAGCGGAAAGCCTTGCTGGAGCAGGATATTCGAGTGCCTGGGTTCATCACTTCCATCCGAGCAGGGAAGCAGATTCCAACTGCGGGCAGGATGACCACGCCATCTGTCACCAAGAAATACAAGGACATCGGCTTTGGTCGGAAGGACGTGGAGGGCTTCAACCTGCGTTCGCTTACCAATCTCTCTGACACCCAGAACAAGGTCTTGGGAAGCTTTATTCGTGCAAAGGGGGAGGTGAGCGAGGAGGATGCTGCGGGGATTATCAAGAGGGGTATGCCCAAGAAGCGGTCTGTGGTGTCTATGCAGCGTACCCGCTCGCGTGGCCGGTAGCACAATGCTGGATCATGTGGTAGGCTGTTACATAGGTGTAAGGACAGGAGTCCCATATAATGGTTGAGGCTGCCCCTGCGGTTGATGCACCCCCGGACGCACCACCAGCAGATGGTGCTGGGAACGCAAGCCCTGGAACGACGTCTGAACGTGCCCATGAGACTATCCGTAAAGGGTTAGCACAGATCATGGGCAAGACCCCAACGACGGTCCCTACGGAGTCAACTTTAGCGATTGCTGCTCCATCTGAGCCAGAAGTCACGGAGTCTGCGCTGAAAGGAATGTCTGCCCCGCCTGGGCCACAGGCTGCGGCAGCCCCGGCAGACACAACCGAGACACCGCCGGATGATGTAGCATCCCCGGCTGCACCTGATGCGAGTGAGCCGACTCGCCGCGAGTTGCCCAAAGCGTTTCGCACGGCCGAATACCAGCGTCTTTATCAAGCTGACCCCAACCTGCGACGGCGGCTGCGTGGCACTTGGTTTGATCCGAACATCTCGGATGATGACAAGGTTGTGCAGATCGAGCGCCGAGTGCAGCAGGCTCGTTCATCTATGGCCACACTTGAATGGCAAGAACGAGAACGGGGACGCATCCGTAGCCAGCGTGATGTCTCGGCTGCGGGTGAGCAAGTCCTTGGTGACTGGGAACGTGAAGCACAGGAACAGGCAGATGATGATCGTGTCCAATCGGTTTTGGCTGACGTCCTTGACGTTGACCCGACCGATGAGACGTTCGACAACCCTGACCTTGGACCAAATGCAACACGAGAAGAGACTCTGGAGCGCGTCTTTGACAACTTCCTGGATGCAAGTCCACGGATGCGTGTCAAACTCGCACAAGCCTTAGCGAACCAGGAAGCAACACACGCGGCTGCCTTACAAGCTAAAGATGTGGCACACAAACTAGCCCTGGGAAACGCCGCGGAGACGGCTCGTGCTGAGATACGAGGTGACACACGCAGCCCACCACCAGTCAATGGTGCACCTGCACCAACTGGTACCCGGCAGCGTGAGACGCCCACGATGCGGACCGTCCGTGGCAATATCGGGTCTTATCTGCGTAGCCGCGACGCATAGGAGTACATTACAATGGCCTGGAGACTTGAAGATGCAATGGCTAATGAACAAAGCCCATTGCGTCTGGGCCTCTTGGAACAGTTCTGGCTTGAGAGTGCTATCGCATCCTCGTTGCCATTTGAGACCTATAAGCGACTTCAGTTTACAGTCACGCGAGTAAACCGACTGGGACTGAGCAAGCCTGGATGGGTTGATATTGGTGAAGGGTATGGCGAGGCAACAATTGGGCTGGACACAATCCAAGAGCAGATGTACAAGCTGGGACGACACATTGATATTCCACTGGAATACACGATGCTCGATGGTGACTTCGTAGACCCAGTGGTCCTCAATGTCGAAGCAACCTACAAGTCTATGGTGTACGAGTTCAACGAGGGCTTTGTAAATGGCCCAAAGATTATTGGCTTTACCAATCCTACTGAGGACCAGAAGGCGATGGTTGGCATTGATCGCCGGATTACCGATCTGGTCAATGAAGCTGGTCTTGACGATGCCGTGGTGAGCACCGCAGATAGTGCAGGTAGTCCGCTTGGACCACTGGCTACCGCAGCTGAACGAGAAGAAGTATTCTCTGCGATGGACACGGCACTCTACTTCCTTGATGGCAAGGCAGCGGACTTTGGACTTGCAAACAAGGACTTCTTGTTGTCCTATAACTCTGGCTTACGGAGTTCGGGGGCGTCGGGCGTTGAGGCCTACCTTGGCCACCAGCGGGATCGCCAGAATGTCTGGTATGACACGTACAAGAACGTGCCGATCTTCGATGTTGGATTCAAGGCGGACCAGCAAACACAAATCATTGGCAATGATCGCCCGATTGGTGATCTCGATTGCATGAACCCTGGCCTTTTCTTCATAAAGACTGGGATGGGCACGCACGTTGGAGCAGTCGAGTTCTCTCCCCTCAACACTCGTGAGGTGAACGAGCTTGAAGGAACCCCCGTCATGCGGATCAAGATTGACTGGACTCTCGGTCTCTATATCCCGCATGTACGGTCTATGAGCAAGGTTGATGGTATCCAGGCCTTGCTGACGGCCACCTAAGAAAGGGGTGTGAAAGATGCCTGGTGATACGGGTCGCGTTTTCACCGATGGCGTTATCCTTTCGTCGCTGAGCGACTTCCGAGATAACGTTGTCGTAACGATTACGACGCCTGCACTTACTGATGTGACTCCGGGCCGATACGACAGCAACCTCTTAGCCGAGGTGGTATTCGGCTCGTACACCAACCGTAACCCTGCCTCTGGTGTGGGTATCTACACGGCACCCACAATGGAAGGGACTGTTCAGGGCGCTGTTGGTGATCCTACAACGGAGGCCAACTGGGGAAATGTGGCGAGCTTTGGGCTGATCCGCCCGCATGTGCCTTCGGGCAGTACGGGTGCGAACACTCCGGCTAACCCCATCTTCTCCAACCGTTACCAAGCCCGTTTCCAGCATGGGGTGTACACCAACTGGCGCTTGAGGTTCACTTATACGGGTTCGTACCCGGACTTTGGTAATTTCCAGGGCCGACTCCTAGCTGGTGGCTGGCGTGCACGTGAGGTCTTCCCCGCCTAAGTAGGGGATGCTGAGTAGACCAGGGCAGGAGGTGTGACCCACCTCCTGCCCACCATCTATAAGGAGAGCGTGTGGGCAAGCAGCAGATTGTACAACTGCCCAACCAGTTGATAGCACAGGGTCTTGACTGGGCAATGGGTCAGCGGATAGTCCAGCTGGAAGCAGAGAACAAGAAGCTCAAAGAGAAAGCGACAGGAGCGCCAAGCGATGACCGTCCGAGTGCAGTGGTTGGTATTCCCTGCACCAGCTCGGTCCCAACACCGTTCTTTGACTCGATGATGATGGCCATGCGGGACTGGCGCATCCGGCTGTGGCCCATCACGGTCCCGAACACAACGATCCACCTAGCCCGTGATGAGCTAATCACCACGGTACGAGACAAGGTGAAGGATGCGGACTTCCTGATCATGGTTGACTCGGACCAGATATTCACCATCCAGACGATCATGCGGTTGATGGCATGGAATGTCCCGGTGGTGGCACCCGTGATCGTGCAGCGCATGGGCGACCCTATCCCAGTCAACTACAACGAGATACGACAGAACGCAGACACAGGCGTGTGGGAATACGAGAGCATGTCGGGACCGCTTGCTGCCTACCTCCATCGCTATGACCCAAAGGTATGGCAGCCGTATGGCGTGCAGACTATCCCAGCGGAGCCTGACTTTCCTGACCGGATCATGCCGGGTACGCCGGATGATGTGCTCCGGGCTTTGGGTTTCCCGCTCCACCCGGTAGATGCAGTGGGCTGTGGGATGATCTGCATCCGGCGTGATGTGCTGGAGAGCATGGAGCGGGACTCGAAGGGGCGCTGGTGCTCATTCGATGATGGGGGCGAGGACTTTGACTTGTGCCGACGCATCCGTGCAGCGGGCTGGGGTGGAAGCAAGCCGGGCACACGTGGCCCAGGTATCTTTGTGGACCGTGGCAACCTAATTGGGCACCTGACGTACTACACCCGTGGTGTGGATGACTTCCTCAACATGCTGGAGAACCGCAATGCGGTCAAGGACGATACGGCTGGCCCAGTGGTTCCCAACATGCTGTCAGAGCTGGTGAAGCAGAACGGGCACATCCCAGCTGATCCATCCAAGTGGCCTGTAGCTCAGTGGCAGGAGACGCAACTCCCTGTGGATGCCTAACTAATGGCACAAGACTTCCACGCAATTCTCCAGCGTGTTGCCAGCGACCTCCGGTTGCTGGGCGATGATGCAATCCTGTCGCGGTCGGTGACGGGTGTTGGTGCGGGCCTTACCGCCTACACGGACACGGGTCTGGCCACCATCACCAATGACCAGCGTCTGATTGGGCGCAAGGTCTATCCCTGGACTGGCCCCAATGCCGAGCAAGAGCGGCTGATCTACTCAGCCCAAGGGTTCGTTGGCGAGTTCTTTGTGAACCCAGCGTTTGACAATGCAGCGACAACGGACACGCAATACTATGTGTTCCGTGACTTCTCTTATAGTGACTGGCTGGACTTTGCCAACTCAACTTGTCGGTCGCTGATGTATGAAGGGCAGGTGCGACTCCGTGGCGTGACAGACCTCGTGCAGTACACGCTGCCCACACCGATTAGCGACTATAACCAGATACATGCGGTGCACATTGAGAAGTTCCCGCAACGGTGGAGCCAAAACTACACGGACCATGACATCCAGTGGTACGATGTGGGACGCCGCAACCCAGCGGGCGACCTCTACATGGCTTTGCGCCATGCCGTAACTGCCTCAGCCCAATTTGTTTTTGACATCCGGGCGCCATTCCTTCAACCTCATATGAGTGCATTTACCATGACTCGTTCCGCACTCATCCCGTTTGGGGAAACAACTGAGGCGGCAATGAACCTGGACTGGCTGGTGAGTGGGATGGTGTGGAGAGCACTGGACCAGAAGCTGGGCAGCCTGAGTGGGCAAGCACTGGAGCTGTGGACCAGACGGTGGGAGCAGGCATCGAGGCGTCATGCCCATAACTGCAAGCGCCTGGGTGTGGCACGAGTGGGCTTGAGGCTGGGCTATACCGAGGGACGGGAATACCCGTGAGCGAGGGTATTCGCTACACGACAACCACCCGGAGTGGTGGCATACTGCTGAGGGGTGGGCGCTTGCTCCCCAGTCGGCTGGTGGCTTGGACCGAGAGCAACCACGCGATCCTGTTTGACCATACACGGTATCCACAGCATCCGATTGGCGCCTATGTCGCACCCGTGGATGGAGCGTCAGAGCTGCACCCACCACCTCCCTATGCCGTGACGTTGGAGCGCGGTCTGTATGTCAGCTTTTCAACAGAGGGCCACCAGGATCGTGGTGGTCGGATGCTGATTGGCTTTGAGCAAGCAGGCCAGGCGGGGAGCAGAATCTAAGATGCCAACCACAGTACAGCTTGGCGCCAATATGTACCGCGTGGCTGAGGATGATGATGGCAAGCTGCAATACAAGGAGATTTCGCTGCCGTTCTTCCCGCCTCAGATACTCGGAGAAGATGTGACCGAGGGTGTATGGCCACCAGAGGGCCGGGTGCCATACACCTTTCGTGATCTGTCTGATGGCTTTGGTCAAGGAGAAGTACCACTGAGCGGACCGAACACGAAGTATGACCGCATTGGAGATGCTACTGGCGAGGGCGTGGATGCGAGCCTCACCCCGGATGGCCCGATTATTCTTGGTCCGAAGCGCAACATTGGAAACTTTAGTAGCTTTGCCGCGGCCGGATATGTGACCAACAATCTCCGTGGTGTATTGAAGCTGGGCGGGGACAGCAAGACGTACTTTGCAATGGGGCGGTCTGTCGTGTCTTGGGATGGCGCCAACTTTGTGGAAGTCAACACAGGCGGTGCGTTGCTTCCTGTTGGCTCTAACCCGTCTGATGCCATTATTGCGTACCGGGGAGTGCAGTCCGCGACGCATTGGTATGTCCCACGTGGCTACAGTGCCACGGTCTACTACTCAACGGATAGCGGTGCAACCTGGACTGAGATTGCCTCAGTTGCAGACTTCCAGAATGTCAAGAGCGCAATTATTATTGATGGCGAGGTGATCTTTGCCCGTGCCAGTGAGTTTGGGGCAGGGAACGCCCAGATAGCACGATTCAACGATGGTGGCACCAACCCAGTATCCTTTGGGCGCATAGACCCTATTGGCGACCCTAACTTTGATATTACCCGGCTGATGGCCTTCCACGGCAGGGTGGTGATCCTCAAGGAGGGGGAAGGGCTGTTCCTGTTGGCCAGTGATCGGAACACACTGTCTCAGCAATTGCTTCCCGAACTGATTGACTCCGGGAAGCAAGGGTTTGACCCACCCACCTTCTTGTTTGGCGCAACCGTGTGGCGAGGCATCCTGTGGATACCAACGCTTGCAGGTGTGATTGCTATATCCCCAGACTATTCCTACGAGTTTGCCGGGCCAGAGCAGGTGATGCGTGGCGCTTCACACAGCTTGAGTATTCGAGGGCACATACAAGCTCTTGCGGGTGACGACTACAATCTGTATGGCTACATGGACTCGTCTGGTGTGGGCTGGCTTTGGAAAGCCAATGTGGATGTGAGTGGTGGGCGTATCCGTGAGATTGTGTGGCATCCCATTCAGCATGGCGAGGGCAACATCATCGTGGAACATGCTGTGGTGGTAAATCCTGCGGGGGCAGACTCTGGTGATGGCTACCCTGCGCTCTTGATGGACTCGCAACACTCCGGCGTTAACCGTGTCTACTATTGGCGTTTGCCACGCTATGGGCGTGATCCACGATCAGACAGTCTCTATGAATACTGCGACAAGGGCACGATATATTTCTCTCGCAATACGGCTCGGTTCCCAGGGATCAACAAGGTCTTTCTGGGCACCACGCCACTCGCTGCGGACCTAGGGCGTGAGCTGGATGGACAGACCGCAACGGACAAGCTCAAAATACAGAACCGCTACAAGCTGGACACCACGCCGCTGACTGCCAGCACACCCTTTGGTTACACCGAGGCAACCGCTCAGACATCGGGTGTTGGTGCCCGCGATGCGATTGACCTGCGTGGTCGTGGCCTTGATACTGCCATCCGGCTGGAGCAGTCCGATGCGAACGATGACCAGACACCACAGCTCAATGCTTCTACCCTGGACTATGTGCTCCAGCCGAATGACATCTCTCGCTTCGAGATGGTGTTGGACCTGACCCAGGGTGCGGTAGCTGCCGATGGTTCCTCGCCTGGCGTTAGTCCAATGACCCCTGCCCAGGCTAAGATTGAATTACGAACGCTGCGTGGTGGCGACCAGGTGGTCTTCACTGATCCCTGGGGCTTGAAGGTGAACGTGACGGTCCCTGTGGATGGCGTGATAATTGAGCCGATGCCACCACAAGGGAACGAACCACACGAGGAAGTACCGTTCCTGGCTCATGTGACGATAATTGAACAGAGTGCGGCCTAGAGGAGACGATCATGCCTGATGCAACGATGTTCGCGTACAGCAATACCCAAGGGCAAAAGGGCGTGGTGCCCGTGGTTGCTGATGTGGAGTATGGCGAGCTGGTACGGCCACACACCAAGAGCATCTTCATCTCGCGGCCTGGCCTTGGGCTGTCAACGGCCCAATACGCAGCGAATGATACGTTTGGGCCTCGGATGATCTTTACCGATGCAGTGCGGAGCGTTGATGGTGCGGGTATCATCCAAACATCCACGCTCCAGTTCATGGATACCGAGACACCAACGATTGATCTCTACCTGTTCCGCGAAGATGTCACGCCTGTTGGCGACAACGCAGCCTATGGGCCAACCGATGCAGACCTGCGTAAGTGCATTGGTGTTCTGAGACATGACACCTGGCGGCAGACCACTGCTCAAGGTATCTCAACTGTTGTAGGGATTGCTCAAGCGTTCTCCACATCGGGCGGGCGCAACCTCTATGGCCAGATGGCCACACGTGACCAGCTTACACTCGGCACGACGAATGATGTGAGTGTTGAGCTGGTTATCCTCCAGGACTAAAAGCATATGCTATATCAGCCTCGCCGCGAGTTGTGGACGCCGCGCCATCGGTGGGATGTACCGCTGCCGGGGCATTCCCAACCACGCTACTACCACAGGATCGGACCGCGACGGGTAATACTGCTGGGCGGAGCAGTGCCTGCGGCGGTGGCGAGTACTAACGAATATAACGATGCGGTCGAGGCGCTTAGTCCTCTGCGCTGGTTCAAGATGGATGAAGACCTCGCAGACACTACGATTATCGACAGCGGCTCGACCGGAATTGATGGTACCGAGGTGGGCAGTCCCGACCCTCAACAGTCATGGACTAGCTCAACTGACATCACCAGAGCGATAAACTTCGTTAGCACCGAACACTACGACATTGGCGACGATCCGGACTTCGACGATACCGATACGTTCTCGATCATTGCCTGGATCAAGCCTTCCACCGATGGGGTGATAGACACTATTCTGGGCAAGCTCGATGGTGCTACGACTGGCTGGATGTTCTACCGCGTTGGCAATAAACTCACATTCCAGGTCTGCAATGGTGGCAGTTGTAGTGCGGGAGCAGCAGACACGGTCTTTCTGCTAGACACACAGAATTTCGTCGGCATGACCCACTCGGCAGGGAGGGAGGTTACTTTCTACCTGAACGCATCTGCCGATGGTGGATACACCCATTCCAGCAAGTCCATCCTCAACGATGCTGATGCTCAGATCGGCACTGATGGTCGCAGTGCATCTGGATTTGACGGCCTCATTACGCAACTGGCTATATTCGATACGGTACTCAGCGAGGCCAATATGACCAATCTCAACAATCTAGGAATAGCCGGGTGATGTACGATCAAACAGCAAAGCATGATGGCCAGCACGACCACCTCTTTGTGGTCATGCCTAGTCGTGATGAGGCCGCAATAGTGGCGATTATAAACCAGCGGCTGGAGACCCGTTACGCTGCGTCCGAGATATGTTTGAGCCGCAGCAACGATGACACCCAATGCCATATCGCGATCCCGCGTGATGTGCGTGCGGGTGAACGTGACGAGCGCACCGAGGCCATTGGAGCACTGGTAGGCGATCTTGACGCTGCCGGATTTCTCGTTCCCCAACGCACTGATGATGCAGGGAAGAGGGTGGTGCTGGGCACTGCCAATTGGCGGACAGTGGCGTATGGGGTAGATGATGGATGAACAGACCTGGACCAGCATCAAGTGGGGCACCCGCGGGCTGGGTGGCGTAGGCGTATTAATGCTGGACATATGGGCAGGGTGGAATCCGATCTTCCAGCTCCTGGTGGGGCTGGTTATTGCCGATATTGCCAGTGGTGTGCTGGCGGGTGTGATCGAGCGCAAGATTTCATCTGATGCCACGTTCCGGGGCATGGCCCGCAAGGGCCTCATGCTCATCATCGTTGGTGTGGCAGCGTTTGTCGGGAGCACGGTCGAACTCCCGCTGCTGCCCCTCGTGGCTGGGTTCTACTGCGGACACGAGGGCCTGAGCATCTTTGAGAACGCGGTCCGCGTGGGCTTGCCAGTCCCAGCGATCCTGCGGGATGTGCTGCTCAAGCTCCAGTCCAAGACTGACTGATGGGCGCGGACACGCAAGACATAGAACTCCCCGCTCGCAGCTTCCTAGCCTTCTGGCAGCCACGAATGGTCCCTGAGTGGACTGTGACTCTGCGTCTTGCGGTGCTCTCCGAGGACCAGGGCTATACCAGCGTTACGTCTTATGCACGGACGCGGCAAGCGTGTATCACTATTGACCCACAGCAGTTTGCTTCCCCAGCCTTATACGATCATGGCCAGACCACCGACGAACGGATGGAGTACGGGATGGTGCATGAGTTGTGCCATCTGATAGGCGCACGGAGTAGCAACCAGATTGCAGGGGAGGTGCGATGGCTCGTAGGTGAAGAGGGCCTCGTTGGTGCAGGTATCAGGAGCAGCCTGATTGAGTACGAGGAAGACTGGGTGAGTGTGGTGGCTGGTATTCTGATAGCGTTGCGAAAGGCTGGAGGATTGTGATCGTTATCCTGGTCCCTGGGCACAGCGGCCCTCGTGAAGTAGGCGCAGCGTTAGAGAGGGAATGGTGCGGGCAGCTCTGCGATAAAATATACCACCGCCTCGACGATGCAGGTGTAGCCTCAGTGACGTGTCAGTCGTGGCTCAACACGGCGGTACCAGCGTTAGTGAAGGCGCCAGAGCGGGCCATGCTCGTGGCTCACTACGATGGGGCCATTCCTGGCGCTACAGGCTACTGGGGGGACATAAGCCGACGGCACCACGATAGCCCATCGCTGCTGCTCCTGGCCGCCTGGGAGAGCACCTATGCTGCGTTAGGGCTGCCGTACACGCCGCACCGACGTACCAGGAACACGGGATGGTTTTATGGCTGGCAGGGAGCGCATCTAGCTACACCACGGATCATTGTCGAGCATGGCTTTGGTGCAGGCGAGGACCACGACCTCCTGCACGACAATATCGAGCGGGTGGCGGACCTCGACGCCGACGCGATCCTGTTGTTTCTAGGCAAGAGCAGCGGTAGTCTGGGTGGCCTGCGGGCGGAGCTGGCCACGGCTGCATCCGAGCGGGGTCAGCTAAGGAACGAGCTGGGTGATGTTGCATCCGAGCGGGATCAGCTAAGGAACGAGCTGGGTGCGGCGTTTGACCTCAAGATGGCCATGCAAGAGATGCTCAAGCGGTTGATTGTTAATCCTGGATACAAGCCACAGGCTGAGGCGTGGTACCATCAAGCCGTGACTCTGAACCGCTGGTCTGAGATGCGGGACCAGGACATACTGGTGCCTTGAGTGTGGCAGGGTAAGAAGAGCCAACACAACAGCCTCAGACGATACACCGTCTGAGGCTCAGAACAAAAAGGAGAGTGGCCGCTCATGGCAGCCGTAGTTAAGAACGCCCAGACTGCCCAGGATGTTCCTGAGTCAGTCGTCGTCGCAGCACAAGCCGGGTGCCCGGATGCGTTCGCGGCGATTTACCGCAGACACCACGGGGACATTCGCCGCTACGTCTATCGGCGGATGGGCGGACACGAGGATGCTGCGGACCTCACACAAGATGCGTTTGTCAAGATGTTCCGGGCCATCGGGCGAACCAATGGCCGACCGCTGAAGATACTCCCCTGGGCGTACCGCATTGCCACCAATGTCTGTCTTGACTACTTGCGCCACCGCAAGCTCATCCACTGGCAGACGCTCGTCACCGATGGCGACAAGAGAGACACGCCTGAGGAGCATCAGTATTCCCGGCAAGCCCAGCAAGCCCAGGCGATAGAGCGTCAGTCAATTCAGCAGCCTTTGTTCCCGCAGCCGGAGCGTGCGGTTGAACTAGCAGAGCTGGTCAAGGACGTGAATGTGGTCCTCGACGACCTCCATCCAGCCTATCGGGACATGCTGGTGCTGCGGGAATGGGCTGGGCTGGGCTACCAAGAGACTGCCGAGCTCCTGGGGACCACCCTGTCAGCCGTGAAGAGCAGGATTAACCGCGCCCGGCAGGAGTTTCGGCAGCGTTGGACGGGTACCTACCGGATGCAGGCGGCGCAGCGTTTGTCGGCACGGTTCGCGCTACGTGAAAGCCACATCCCCATCATTGCTGCACTCCGGGCCGTGATTGAGGAGTCCAACCGAACCTCCTGGAAGACCAGCGAATTGACCGTGGCGGTGCATGCACGTGGCGTGGTCCTGCCTGCGGTGAGGCCATCGTTGGTTGTGGGGGGTCTGCTCAAGAACATCAAGGGGCTGGTCTACCATCGGGCTACGAGGGTCTGGAAGGTGGTAGACTAGAGCCAGCCACCGCCGAGGGTGCAGGTTAGCCACGGCCTGCGATGGTTCGGAGAACCACAAGAGCCAGCCGCGAATTGCGGCTGGCTCTTGTGGGACCACTGGTACGGAACCCTGTGCGAACTGGTACGGAACCCTGTGCACTACTAACCTGGGAGACCCCTGCTAATAGTCTTAACAAGACTAAGGGTGGCCAGGGGTGGCTTGACCGCCACCCTGCCCACCTCTACGATGGAGGCAACCCACACGAGAGGAGCTCCATCGTGTCTGAGCGACGTTCCACGAACTCCGCGACCAATGGCCCTACGACCGACCCCGACCCCGCGTTCACCCGCACCCGCATCACTGAGACGATTGGCGAAACTCCGTGTCTAGTCAAGCTCAGTGGCTTGCTTGGTGAAGTGGGCAGGATACCCGGTGAAGAGTGCCGGGCTTGTGTAGGCAGTGGCTACTCGACAGCAGCCTCCGCCATAGCAGTGTGCTGCTCACAAAGCCCAGAGCCTCCCTCGTCGTACTTGAAGACCATATCCCCGCATCCAGCGATAGCGCACGGCTCACTCCCCTCGTCGGCTGCATCCCCAGCCTTAGCCGCTACCTGTGCCTGTAACCGGGCCAGCGCCACGACCATAGCTGCGGGTGGTGGCGTGGTGCTGGCCGTGCGGATACCTAGCGCAGCGGCGCGTTCGGTTAGTGCATCCCATTCAGGACTGGCCGAATACGGCTCTGAGTGGGCCTCCTGGGGTCGTGCGGGTGGTCCCTGTGTGGTTGGCCTACTTGCTGCTCCACGGCTCGCTACGGCGTTCTGTGTGCGTTTCCGTGGCGCTGGTGCCGACTCGCGGCGAGGCGCACGCCCGGTTGACTGCACTTCTTCTGCTCCAGCAATTCCCTGGTCACTCCCAGGGTAGCCAGCCATTGCCAGCGCACGCCCCACGGCGCTCGTTTCTGCGACCTCGTGGGGGAATAGGGACTCTGGCTTGTTTCCCGTTGCGTCCAGCGTGACCCGGACGTGTCCCAGGAAGGAACGGCCATCCACAAAGACCACGGTTGCCAGAGCCAGAAGCTCGCCGCCTACCTCACAGAACTCGGTGGCAACGCTTTTAATTCCAACCGGGACCGTGTCGCCATGAGCAGCCACGATCCTCTCAGAAACGGTGCGGTAGGAAGTGCCCCTGATGTCTACAGGCATTTTGCATCTCCTATTGCCCACTCGACAGTATTCGTTAGCGGAACGTACCTTCCGTGGATGCGGTAATAGTCACAGATGTCCTGTGCTGCGCGTTTGCTCCTGAATCCAGCCTGCGTTGTGGCCCCGGTTGTCGTGTCTACGATTCGCCACCACCCCGGCATCATGTCCTTCTTGGTAACGATCCACCTAGCTGCCATTCCCCACCTCTCCTTTTTTCTCTTCAGTGTGTTGGTCCCCGGCCATCTCCCCCGGTTATCCCACGCCCCACTAGCTCAGGGGTCATTACACACACCCCCCCTAAAGGGGGTGTGTGTAATGCCCTAGCCTTGGGCTGGTACAAGAAGTTTCCTCAGAAGCGCAAGCTCGGCTTTCTCTGCACTTAGCTGCCTCCCCCTGGCGTGACCAGCACGAACATGGTCCTCGCGTGGCAGGTTGCGGTGGCGAGGCCAATGTTTCCGGCACCAACCGTGGATGTTCACTCGCCCTAGCTTGCGTCCGCAGCCGCTTTCCGAGCAGGTTCTCATGGTGGCGTTGCCTCCTACTATTATCATAGCAGCGTTGACCGCACTTGACAAGGTATTCCCCAGGCACCTTGCCATCCACGGTCAACGCTGCTACCATAGGAGTAGGAGGGGACAACGAATGGCAGCACGACGCACGAGCCGCGCACGCGCCTATCCCCCTGTCCAGTCATATCGGATGCTGCGGGTATCTGTGGCTTGCTCGCTACGGGACGAATACGAGGCCGCTAACCCCGACTGGCGCGGCGCCTACTGGCCCTCGCTGGAGGCTATCAACGAACGCATACGATTGATACGCCGGGCAAAGGCACAAGAGGCTGCCCATTGACTCATTCTCATAACTGTGGTACGCTGTGCAGGCACCACTGGCGGCGGATTGAGCACCACCGCCACTGTACCGCCGAATAGAGCATCCCAAGTGCATACCAGAACCTCTTTGGGGCGGCTGGCGCTGCGCTTGCTCAGGCGCAGGAGTCACTTGGGATCGCCAGCCGCGCCAAAGGGGTTTTGTCATGGGCGATAGCTTGGACCGCGAACTAGCCCAGCAACGGGCATTGGGCCGCGAGCTACAGGGACTCCACCAGTCTCCTGAGGTTCGACTGGCTGGCCTATACCTACGAGAGATGGGGCGCACGTGGGTCTCCCCACCACGGTCTTTACCGCAACGGCTGGAGGCGCTGCTTGCTCTCAAGAGGGGGACCACGTTCCTCATTGCGGCCAATGCCAGCTATACCCGGAGGCTAAAGGCTCATAATGAGTGAGGGACGAGCGGGTGGCTGGCCTCAAGTGCAGAAGCTAGGGGACCACTACGTTTGGGTGTATGACGCCCGGCACATCACGGTTGACCTCTCTCGGATTGTAGAGTCGAGGTCAACCGTGATGGCCGATATGAGGATAACGTACAGCAACGGTACGTTATCCCAGGTGGTGATTTCAGAACGTGTCTCTCTTATGTCGGGGCAAGCCGTGTCGGGCGTGGCACGGCGGCTGGCTGGCCAGCTATCCCCAGTCAATGGTACCGACCCGGATGATAGGCCAGACTGGGACGGACTCCTGCTCAACATCATTGACCAGACAATCCAGGAGTGGCGAGGTTCTGGGGCAACGGTACAACTATCCCAGGTTAACTGGCGGTCACGGCCACGGTGGGTGCTCCGCCCGTACATAGAGCACGCGGGGTCAACTATCCTATACGCGGCCGGGGGGTCATTAAAATCCTACCTGGCGCTGGCAATGGCCCTCTCGGTGGCTACCCAGCAGAATATCGTCGGGCTGGCCAGTGAAGAGCCAATGCCCGTGCTCTACCTGGACTGGGAGGCGGACGAGCAGACGCACTCCGAGCGGCTGGAGGCGCTGTGCCGGGGCGTGGGGTGCGTCGTACCGGACAACATCCACTACCGCCAGATGAGTCAGCCGCTCCCCGATGCGCTTGATACCGTCCACCAGGAGGCCGATAGGCTTGAGGCTGGCCTCCTGATAATAGACTCCATGATGCCTGCTCGTGGCGGCGATGCGAACGACTCCGAGCCGAACCGTCTCGTGTTCGATGCACTCAGGGAGATCGCCCGGCCTAGCCTCATCCTGGACCATGTGAGCAAGGCCGAACTAGAGAAGGACTCGCCTACGCCCCTGGGCAGTATCTCCACCCTGAACCGCGCTCGCAACGGGTGGACGGTGATGGGCGACGATGTGGATGCCAGTCCCAGGCATGTTCTGCTCCGGCACCGCAAGACCAATAACGGTCGGTTTGAGCCACCACAATCCTACGCTCTGCGTTTCAAGGATGGCGAGGATGGCGAGTTTGGCCCGTTCACGGAGTCGGTACGGATTGAGCCTGTCAAGCCCGAGGATGTACCAGAGTTTGGGGTCAAGCTCTCGGTGACTAGCCAGATATGGACAGAATTGCAGGGTGGTGCGCGGTCCTCGGCAACCATCATTGAAGCGCTTGACGTGGCCCCCGGTGCGGTGCGGGTGGCGTTGAGTCGGATGGTCAAGGCTGGCAAGATTGTTAACATCCGGGGCGTGTACGGTCTGGCTGCCCACCAGACGGACGCAGACCGATAATGGTAGGTATTACACTTTTGTTACATCGCACAGACTGTAACACGGGCATTACGTGTAATGCCCAAAGCGGTGCGGTTCGCTGGTCCTCTCGGTTGGAACGGGTATTACTTGGTGAAACATTACATCGGCCAAACGTAACACATAGGGCTGGGCTGGCCTCGCGGCGAGGCCGAAAGGGGCACGCAGATGCAGTGCTTGACGGATGGGTGCGATGGAGCCGGGACGTATCTGGCACCACCACGGTACCGGATGCGGCCACGAACGGCGGATGGGCTACGCTATTCGGTGAGGAAGCTCGTCGAACAGCGCGACCACCAGCAAGAGGGCTTGTGTGGCTGGTGCGCCACGCTGGAAAACCGCGAGGTGGGATCAGCCGAGCGGTACAGGCAGGATCAGTAGGTGCCACTCTTCCGCATGGCATATCTGGTCCCAGCGCCGGAGCTATGGGTGCGTTGGCGGCTGCCATTCTATGAGGTGCCGCTACGGTGGCACCTTCCCGACCCGGCAACGGTGAGTCTGTGGGCGACTGAGGCGCTATGCCATCATCCTGAGGTGGTGATGCCCGCTCTGAGGCGGACGGTGCTGGAGCGCGATGTGGATGTGAGCACCACCCCACCTCGCGGCGAGCGATGCCAACGGTGCCAGAAGAGAGGGCCGGAGTGATGGCGGAGCAGCAGATTGTGCCGGGCCACGTGCTGGCAGGGCTGGCAAAGCTTGCCCCTGGGTCGGTTCACGCCACGTGCTTTAGCCCACCCTACTATGGCTTGAGGGCGTATTCCACGACGCCGCAGCTTTGGGGAGGTGATGGCTCATGTGCCGAGCACGTCTGGGGACCGGAGCAGGTGGTGCAGTTGCGGAGCAATGATGACGAGGATGAGGCGCACGGGAGCACGCTACAGGGGGCACCCCGCAAGGGCCGCATCACCAGCCTGAACCAGGGGGCCTGGTGCCAGCGCTGCGGGGCATGGCTGGGCGAGCTAGGATCGGAGCCGACGCTGGCCCAGTATCTCGCCAACATGGTCGGGATCATGCGGGCGGTGCGCCGGGTGCTGCGGCCCGATGGGGTGGCGTTCGTCAATATCGCGGACTCGATGTCCAGCGGCGGGCCTACAGTGTCATCCAACCGCCGGCCGCTTGATCCATCGCGGGGCGGCCGTGCGTTCGGTGATCCATCGCGGGGTCGTGGTGCGGTCCCAGACATCCCTGCCAAGAACCTCCTGCTGGTGCCTCAGCGCCTCGTCATCGCGTTCCAGGACGATGGCTGGATCGTTCGCAGCGACATCATCTTGACCAAAAATGCGCCCATGCCCGGCAGCCAGCGGGACCGCCCCACGACGGCCTATGAGCACCTGCTGATGCTGACGCGGCAGCCGCATTACTGGTTTGACTTAGATGCAGTGAGGGAGCCACACAAGCGGCTCTGGGACGAAACCAATGGGGGAAGCTGGGCACATGCTGTTCGTGAGGATCACCCGTCGGGTAGCAGTGCGCTGTCGCACCGAGGCGGCTACCCGCTGCCCAACCCCGGCGGCCGCACACCGCACGATTGGATGCCCTGGGAGCACCGGGGCAGCGACTACGCCCACTGCCTCGGCTGCGACGCCTATTATGCTGGCCGGCACCAGGTCAACCGTATCCCGCTGGTCGAGGGCGACGATGGCCGCAAGCTGAGGAAGTGCCCGAGTTGTGGGGAGGCGGACCAGTGGGCCGACCACTACGCAGCCTTCCCCGAGTTCATTCCCCGGTTTGCGATCAACGCGGCCTGTCCGGACAAGACGTGCCCGGAGTGTGGTGCGGGTTGGGTTCGGGAGGTGGAGAAAACCAGCGATGTTGGGCGTCCGAGGGGCATTGATCCGTCCCAGTATCGCGCTCACGGGGGGCCGCAGCAGGGACGAATAATCACGTCGAGGCACACCATCGGCTGGCGGCCTGGCTGCGACCACCCGCACGACGAGGCCGACACGGTGCCTGGCACGGTGCTCGATCCGTTCGTTGGCAGCGGCACGACCCTGCTGGTGGCCCGCGAGATGGGGCGCAACGCTATCGGCCTAGAGCTATCCGAGTCATACGTCCGGCTGGCCGAGCGCCGGCTGGGGCTGGCAGCGGTGCCGCTCCTGTGACGATCACCTGCCCGATCTGCGAGCAGCCAGCCCAGCCCTATGACGAGACGCTGGCGCCGCTCATGGACACATCAATGGGGGTGTGGCAATGCGTGCCGTGTAACCTGGGTTGGGTGCCTATCCGGGCTATCTGGAACGGGAAGCAGGGCTGGGTAGCTGTGCGGTCTCCTGTCGTCCGGGACAAAGATGGGCAGATCAGGATGGAGTTTTAACATGGTTGAAGTACCACCCGGCAAGGTTATCTCGTGGGAGTATGACCGCGATGCGGGGATCATGCGGGAGTCGGTGGATGGAAAGCAGGTTGCGGAGCGGCCAATGACTGCCAACGAATGGCGCAGTGCCGACTGGCTGGAGCGGCTTCGGCGCCACGAACCGGGGAGAGAGCGGCGAACCGCATGGCAACGGTGTATCGCGTGGATGCAGCGGCGAACAACATAAAGGGGGGAGGTGTGCAGCATGGGCATACGGGTGCCACTGGTCAAGGCTGTGGTGGATGCACAGGAGGCGATGCAGACGCAGACCGCGTCAATGGCTATCGCTATGGGCCGCACGGGGATTGCCGGGGGAACAATCAAAGTAGAGTATAGCTGGACGGGTTCGGACTCTGACCTACTCTACATTACAGATATTCTGGTAGGGCTGGTGGAGCACAAGAGGCTCGCCGTGTTGGCGAAAGAGGAAAAACAACGGTTTAACGCATCGGGCCGGGGAGGGAGGAAACGACGTGAATAGGAAGGGGATTGAGCGGCTGGCGAACGCGGTGTTGAAGCGTGCGGTTCGTGATGGAGAGAGAGAATGGTTAGAAACGAACGACTGGGCGGGTTTCTGGGTGAGCGCGGCGGGATACGATACAGAGTGCCTGCGCCAGCGGGTTCGGGAACGGTGGGCACAGATGGTGTGCGCGGCCCACCCACGGTGATGCAAGACTGGCCGTGGGCCCTCATGCTGGTCATCCTACTCCCCGTGCTGGCCGCTGTGGGGTTGACGGTGCTGGTGATGCTATGACCGCATTCCACCGGGGGTCACTCGCCGCGAGTGACCCTGAGGAAGAGCTTGCGTTCCAGATGCACGTGGCCGGGGTGCCAGAACCGCAGCGCCAGCACCAGGGTATCCCCGGTCGTCGGTTTCGGTTTGATTTCGCCTGGCCAGAGCAGAAGGTATCAATAGAAGTGCATGGTGGCATCTGGGTGGGTGGCCGCCATGTCACGGGTGGTGGGATCACGACAGACTGTGAGAAAGCCAGCCTCGCCGCGATTGAAGGCTGGCTCTACCTGGTAGCCACCAGCGAGCAGGTTGCCAGTGGTCAAGCCTTGCTATGGGTGGAAGCCGCTCTGAAGGTAAGAGGGCTGGAGTGAGGCCATACCAGAAGACCGAGCAGATGGGCCGTGCCGAGGGGTCGAAAAAACAAAAGCTCCGGGCTGGCCAGAAACATCACACGGGCGTTGCAGGCGTGTGCCGACGATGCGGCTTGCGGGACGCAACCGACCGCCACCACATCACGGGCCGGGTCGGGCCAGAGAGTGAGAACCCGGAGAACCTGATTGTTTTGTGCAGACCTTGCCACACGGAAATCCATGCTGGTGGTGACGTGGGGGTACATCGTGATGCTACCTGCCCACGACAGACGTGTGGGCTGCCACTGTATCGGGATAGCTCGGCCTCCTGGCGGTGCGCCCACGGCCACTATTTCCAGGAGGAAGAATGACCGCAGCAATTGCAGTCCGGGACGGACGGACACAGATTAACATCCCTGGCGAGGTAGTCGCGGCTGGCTGGCTGCCTCCATCGGTCCCGTTGACGTGGGAGGATTGGCTGGCCACGTTGACATTCGCCCGGCGCCTGGATTCGTCGTTGAAGTGGGTGCTGGGGGATTTAATGCTCTACGGCGATGGATTGTTTGGCGAGAACCATATACAGGCAGTGGATGGGCTATCAGCCGCAACGCTCATGGAGGTGGTGCGGGTGGCTGGATCATACGAGCACGACGAGCGGTTTGCCGAGCTATCCTTTGAGCACCACAGGGAGGTGGCGCATTTCCCGCGCGTAGAGCGGGCAGCGCTGCTGCTGGCCGCATCCACTGGCGAGCAGTCACGCGCGGTTCTGAGGCAAGAAGCGCACCCGGTTGCCGACCGTCTCGGACTCCCTCGTCGTGGTCCTGGCCCGGTGCGGCACGTGGCTCCAGCGGTAGAGACTCAAGCTCTTGAGGCCAATGTGGTGGCGGCGACTCGCGGCGAGGCACGGCTGGAAGCGTTGGCTGCATGGTGCCATGCTGCATGGTCCCGACGTCTGGGGGAGGTCGGTGTCTGGCGGCGCACAATGGGGTTGCCCTACGCAGACCTTCCCAGCGCCGAACGGGACGCAGCACGTGGGGAGGCGGCGCAGATACTCGCGGCGCTGGAGGGGCTGGGGGAATGATTGAAGAATTGAAGGACGGTCGTTACACGGTAGAGAGTGCATCCCGGCCGGGGGAGTACCACATGATCGAACGGGTGGCTGGCCGGGTGGTATGTTCGTGCGAAAGCTATTGGTTTCGTGATGGCCCAGCAGGAAAGCCGTGCAAGCACATGAAAGCCTTGGGGGAGTGGCTGGTGCTGCGGCGTGTGGGCTAGAACGCAAAACTCCCCCGGCATTGACGCCGGGGGAGGTGGTCCTCGTCTAGGTTCGCGGCGGCTTGTAGCCCAGTGGCCGCCCCCACGGTCGGTGCGCCACGGCTGCGAGGTCTGCCGGGTCAATCATGTACTCCCTCCCCAGCCGGGTGGCTTTGAGCCGTCCGGCCACTATCAGCTGCACCACCCGACGCGCGGTCACTCCCAGTAGCTGGCCAGCCTCAGATGTATTGAGTATGTTCATGCGCTCTCCTCATCGGCGTGCATCAGCCAGGACCATATGCCATCATCCACCGACCACGCATCGCCCCAGTCTGCGTCTGCTCCCCAAGCCACCCCCATGCGGGCAGCGTCGGGCAGGTACAGCGCATCGGCCGTCTCAGCCGCCACCTCCCCGCTTGCGTCTCGTATGGTCACGGTATACGCCTCAGGGTGGTCAAGCCCCAGAATCTTGTGTGTGAGTGCCTCCTCCCTCAGGTCCGTGGCCGCGATTTTGTCAAGCTCGATCTGCTCGTAGCGATACGTGGTTGCGATAGTCATGGTGTATCTCCTTTTGCAGCAGTGAGGGCGGGCAGGATGATGATTTCTGCTGCCCTCCCCTCGTCGTGGCAGGCTGTATGCGGGCGGGTGCATGTCGAGCGATAGTGCGGGCCGGCGACGTTGTTGAGACTGACCCCTGTGATGATGTGTATGTGCCCGCACGGGTACTCGATCCGGGCACCGATAGATAGCCGTTGCTTAGTGGTCATCGTGACTCCCCCTCCAGCGGACTCAGTCCTAGCGCTTCCTCGTACGTACCAACGAAGCCCGCTATGAATGCCTTTGCGTCCCCCTCAGTCATCCAAGTGTACTGCTTTCTTACCGCTACAATGACTCTCGCCCGTGCTGCTGCCCGTTGCGTCTTGCTGCTCATGCCACCTCCTTTACACCGTACTTGCTCATAGTCTGGCGGCGAGCTTGCGCTAGGATCATCGAGTCCCGTGCGAACCACAGCGTATCGTGCAGTTCCCTCGTGGTGCGCGTTGCGTTCCCCAGCGGGTAGTGAATAACCCCCTCATCGTTCAATATTTGCTCGATAACCCAGCGGCCGTGCTGCTGGGCTAGTTGCATCCCCCCTGCGTCGTCGTAGCTATCGGCAACGTGTGCGCCGATAGCCGCCACCCATCCCCTGAATGCTCCATCTAGGTCGCTTTTGGTGATGCGTTCCATCGGGCCATCTCCTTGCTGTGAGCAGAGCACGTCTCATACTCACCCGGACCGGCACCCGTGGCGCAGGTGCCGGCGGCGGGTGGTTACGAGTCGTCCAGGAACGAGTCGGCCACGGCTGGCCAATCCACACGCCACAATGAGCCAATCTCGCCGAACATCATGGCAAGGGCGCTGTGCCCATATTCGCTGTGCAAAGTTTCGACCCATTGCTCAAAGGCGTCAGCCCGCTGGTGCGAGTAGTCGTAGTCCTGGGCCGCCAGGTCGGTAGCTTCGAGGTATAGCCCCTCGTCGTTGCTGAGGTGCAGGGCTGTGGCCCATGTCTCGCGGTTGGCCCAACCTTGGTATGTGTCTGTGCTGGGGAATGTATTCATCGTGCCATCTCCTTAGTTGCGAGGGAGCGAGCATAGTCGAATAGGGCATGGCGCTCATCGGAGAAGTGCTGCTGCTCCGCTTTGGTGCGAGCGACTTGCGCCTGAACGCCACGCAGGGCGGCGGCTGTGGTAAGCCCTGCCACGGCATGAGTGCGATGGATGATATATAACTCCGGGGATGCTGCGTTGTGCATCTCGGTCTCCTGGGCTTTGCCTCCGGCGTGCGAGCGGTCGTACTGTATGGCCAACCACTTGGCTATGCTCTGCCGTGCCATCGTGCTAGCTCCTTATCCCATTGGATGCCGGCCATTCGGCCGGTGCA